TCCACATTTTGTACAAGTAAATTCTACATCACAGTAAGCTCTTGGTAAATTATCAAACCAAGGTCTAACCTTACTAGTAATAGTAGATGGCCATTCACTAATAGTCTTGATAAGTTCAGCTTCATTTGACTTATCAATATTGACTACTTGATCACCATTAATTACTTGAGCTATGGATTTTGATAAAGCCTTAATAAAATCTTTTGTTCCATCAATTTTACCAGCTTCATCAATAGGCATATGTTTCATTTTAATAGCAACATCATCAGTTAACTTTATAAGTGGGTCAATCTCTTCAACCTCACTTATTTTTACAGATTCTAAATCCAAATCAATTTTGTTTTTTTCTCCACAATCTGTATTTTCGCAAACTGCCATTATTGTTGACACTTCACCGACTGATTTTGCTCTTATTTTTAGAAACAAATACTCATAGTCAAAGTAAGCTAGATTCACATCATCCACTATACACTTATTGACAACATTCCTTAATGCATTAATAACTTGCTTCTGGTCTTTACTTTCAGCAGCAATCATTAATGTTTTTTCATCTCCAACTTTAAATGGTCTCAACTTGATAGTTTCGCCGGTTGAAGGAATGATTTCATCGTATTCTGGAGTAGTAAATTTAATATTACTTAGTTCGCCCATAATTAATCTATCCTCTCATAATTTCTAAATTTAAACGATATTCCTAATTTAAGAATATCCTGTTCATTATTTAATCCAATTTCAGCAACATTACTACAGTATGCTTCATTGAATTGATAATGAGCTTCTTTCTTAGTCATACTGGCATTTAACTTAATTACTTCTACTCGACTTATATAGTCATCATAGAATCCTGTTGCTACATTGTCTCTACTATAAACAATGTCTTGCCAGCTTTCAAAGAACTTTCTTTCAGCTAAAGATTCACTACAATAGTACTGCATTTCCAAATTGTTTTGAATATGCTTGAATCCCATAGACCTTTGTTCACCTTCTGTTTTTCTTACAACTTCTGCTATATCTCTAGAAGGTATTGTGACTTCAGATGTGAACATATTAATTTTTCTTAATCCTTCATTTTCTCCTGATAGTGAAAATCCTAATGTTGGTATATTAGGATTATAGTTTACATTAACACCACCAAGATTAATATCAATATCATTTAAAGCACCAACAGCATTATCAATTGCATCAAATATTGGTAGGTTAATATTAAAATTACCACCTAACAAACCACCTAATGCTTTACCAGAAGCAGTTAGTCCTCTTGGTGGATGTACTTGTACAATCCACTTATTACTACGGGCTAATCCTGATGCTGCAACTTGTGCTTTAAATTCTTGTATCACTATTTTCCTTGTCCTCTATATTTTTTATAAGAACGTCTTTTATGTTTGTTCATTGTAGACATACCTATTTTTACTTTTCTACCACGTCCTCCCGTTCCTTGGGATGATGATTTTTTAGTTGGCTGATGAGACGTATAATTCTTAAACATTCTAGCCATTCGCTTTCCTCCATACTGATGATTGATTAATTTTAACAAAACCTTCAAATGGTAATTGTATTGCTATTTCCCAATCCTTTTGCGGTACACTCTTTGGCTTTGACACACACTGAGTAGCTATATATCTATGTAAAGCTGGTTTACCAAAACGAGAATTGCCAATAGCTTTTGCTATCTTTAATCCAGCATTTGTTTTTACATTAGTATCTGCTAATAATCTAGCTCTCACTTGTGGAGCGAGATAATGTAAATTTAAACCATACCAACCGTTATCAGTCATTTCAATAATCATAGTACAAGGAAACCTATCATAATATTGTAAGGTATCTTTGAACTTTGGGTTGTACTCATATATCATGAGTTTACCTGGTGCAACACCGTCACCTTTTAAAGATTCATATGCCTTTCCAAAACTGGTTCTATCTTTTCTTATACGCTTTCTAAACCAATCTACAGACGTTTTAGTATTCCTACTAACCCCTGCTTTTCTGGCTGCTTCTGCATATCTTTGATAAATAGATTGTGGCATAGTATATTTATACCATAATTAGTATAATAGTTTAAGGAGAATTAAATGGAATATTCAAAATTAGTCTTAAAGTCAGCAAGGAAAGCTTGGGATAGAATCAATATTATTACTGAGGATAAACCTACTATATTTAAAAATGACAAAGAGTTTAGTCAGTTTTATAATGAATTACAAGATAGATTAAACGAAAAACAAAAAAGGAAAAATTGATGCCAATGTATACCGCTAAAAATAAGAAGACTGAAGAAACACAAGATGTTATGTGTTCTTATGATGACAAAAAACAATGGGAAAAAGATAATCCAGGTTGGGAGTTTATTTTATCTACACCACAAATTATATCAGGGACATCGTCTTCCGGAGGTAAATTACCCGAAGGTTTCAAAGATAAGATGAGAGAAGCAAAAAAACTACACCCTCTTTCAAAGGGACTAGACCACTTAATATAAATGGCATATTCAGATAAGGTAGTGGAACGGTTTGAATCCGTCCTTAAAAATCCACAAAAACATGCAGTTGGTAGATTTGACCCAAATGACCCAAACGTAGCTACAGGTTTAGTTGGTGCTCCAGCTTGTGGAGATGTAATGAAGCTACAGTTAAAACTTGATGAAGATAGTATAATAGAAGATGTAAAGTTTAAAACGTATGGCTGTGGTAGTGCCATAGCATCATCAACTATGTTTGTTGATATGTTAAAAGGTAAAACCATAGATGAAGCAAAACAAATAAAGGATAAAGAAATTGCAGACGCTCTTGAATTACCATCAATCAAATTACACTGTTCAATTCTTGCTGAAGAAGGTATCAAAAAAGCTATTGAGGATTGGGAAAGTAAAGAATCACATAGAAAGCATAATCAATGACACTAGCACGTGAAGATAGAGAATTTTTACTAAACAATATAGACAAAGTAAGAGAAAAGCTTGGTCTATATACTGTAAAAACAGAACTTAAATTCGAATTACCTACACCTAAAGAAATTTACAATTATTTAGATGACTATGTTATAAGTCAAGAAAGAGCTAAGAAAGTTTTAGCTGTTGGAGCTCATAATCATTATAAAAGACTAATGATATACAAAGAAGATGAATTTGATGAGACAAAGAAAATTGATAAAACTAATGTTATGCTTTTAGGTCCTACGGGTTCTGGTAAAACGTACCTTGTAAAGAAATTAGCTGAAATGATGAAGGTACCTTATTACATAGCTGATGCAAACAATATGACTGCATCTGGATATGTGGGCAAAGATGTAGAGACAGTAATTGATGGATTGTTTCAAAATGCTAGAGGTAATTTTGATGCTGCAGCTACAGGCATAGTATTCATAGATGAGTTTGATAAGATATGTAGCAAGACTGATGGTGTCCAAGGTAGAAAAGATGTAGGTGGAGAAGCTGTCCAACAAGCTTTACTAAAACTAATTGAAGGCACTGAAATTGAAATGGAAAGGCAACAAGGGTTATCTAAGGTAAGATTTGTTGTAGATACATCAAACATAATGTTTATTGTTGGTGGTGCATTTACAGGTTTGGATGAAATCATTGGTAATCGACTTAACTTAGGTAAAAGAGGTATTGGTTTTGGTGCCAAATTTGCAGGAGACATAGAAGAAGAACCTAATATCTTTAACCATGTGCAACCAGAAGATTTAGAAAAGTATGGATTTATACCAGAGATTTTAGGACGTATACCTACAATAGCACCTTTACAAGAATTAACTGAAGATAATTTAATAGAAATATTATGTAAAGTAAAGAACAATGTAATAAATCAGTACACAAGATTGTTCAAACATTCAGGTCAAGAACTTAAAATATCAAATAAAGGTTTAAAGATTATTGCTCAACGTGCTCTCAAAAAGGGAGTGGGTGCAAGAGGTCTAAAATCATTGGTTGAGACAGTATTATTAGACTATATGTTTAATTTAGAATCAGCTATTTTAGACGAAAAAGATGTGGAAAAATTATTAGATGAAGTTCAAACATGATTTTATTACGGTTCCAAAACTCAAACAAGTTACGAACCCAAACGAAAGATATTACGAAGATAAAGATGGGAGTAGGTTTCCATCAATAACAACAGTACTTGGTCAAACAAAAGACATGACCCAGTTAATGGAGTGGAAAAAAAGAGTTGGTGAAAAAGAAGCAAATAGAATTAGTAAGCAAGCTACTACACACGGGACTAAGTTTCATAAGGAATGTGAAAGATATTTACTTAATGAAGACTTCGAGCCTAGCCTTTTATTTAGAGCTGTACGTCCCACCCTTGATAGGATACGTAGTGTTAAGTGTTTAGAAACTACATTATATAGTACTTACCTAGGTGTTGCAGGTACTGTGGATTGTATAGCTGAAATGGATGGAGACATCAGTGTCATTGATTTTAAAACTAGTAGAAAAACAAAAAAAGAGGAATGGATAGAAGATTACTTTATACAAGCAGCCTTCTATTTCTATGCATTTTATGAACGTACAAACATACTTCCAGCAAATACAAAAATCATTATCACAACTAATGAAGGGAAAATCCAAGAGTTCACACAATCAGCTAGAAACAATAAGTATTGGGTTGAACGACTTAAGACAAGAATCAGTTTATATCAATCAAAAAGACAGGAGAGTCAATATGGATAGCTTTATAGGTCCAACACAAGTAGAAAAAGTAATGGTAGACATTACAACTTATTGGGAGACTAGCAAAGCTCCTGAAAAAGAAAAAATAAGAATATTACAATTAGTAGAAGATTATTATAGAACAAGAAACTTAAATGATATGGATATTGTCATATCAAACTTATGTAAAAGTGTATTACAAAGCAAAGGTGTAAAGGATAATCCAGAACTAATATGATAGGATTAGATGAAAAAGATACATTGCCATCACAAACAGTAAAGAAAGGTACACTGTCTGACAGTGACTTTCAAATAAAAGTAAAACAATTACCAAAAGAGATAGAAGAAATTGTTGCAAAAGGTAAAGGTGTTAATTACATAGATGCAGTTATATATGTATGTGAGAAATATGGTTTAGAAGTAGAAGGCATGAAAGCTATGCTTCCTAGTAATATAAAAGAGAAGATAGAAAAAGATGCTTCTGATTTAAACATGTTAAAATATAAGGTGAATAGTCTTGTCTGATTGGTTTGCAAAAACAATGACTAAATTTTTTAGGTTTATAGCTGATACTTTTTTTGCGAAAAGATACGGTCATAGAGCTGTGGTATTAGAGACTATTGCTGGAGTTCCTGGTATAGTAGCAGGTGTATGGCTACATATGAAGTCACTTCGAAAGATGGAAGCAGGTCTTGGACCAAAAATAAGAGAAATGATAGCTGAAGCTGAAAATGAAAGAATGCATCTTATGATTTTTATTGATATTGCAAAACCAACTTGGTTAGAAAGATGGTTAGTATTATTTGCACAAGGTATCTTTCTTGTCTTTTACTTTTTTTTATTTGTATTCTTTCCAAAAACTGCACATCGTATGATACATTACTTTGAAGAAGAAGCAGTAAAATCTTACACACAATATTTACACATGGTAGATTCTGGCCAAGCAGAAAATATACCAGCAACTCCATTAGCTAAACAGTATTATAATTTAGATGACAACGCAAGATTAAAAGATATAATTATTAAGATAAGAGCTGATGAAGAGAAACATGCAAAAATTAACTATGAATACAGTTTATGATTGATTTTACTACAGTATTAGTACAAATGGGTGTTGCTAGTTTTGTGTTAGGAGCAGCTTTGTATTTTGTTTGGCTCACAAATAATTATAAATTATTCTTTGCTTGCTGTCTGACTTTTTTAGGCCTGATGGTAATTGCATATTCATGACAAAAACTGGATACGAAATCTACATAAAGTATCTTGCTCTTCAAAAGCATTTCAGTACAGATTATGATTACTTTAAATTTAATGGTAGAGTAAAAGCTGGTGTAGATGCATATAATAGAAGAAATGATGTATATGCATTTGAAAAACTATCTAAAATTATTTCAATGGATGACTTAGAAGATTTTCTTATTGCTCACTTTTTAGACAATCCAAAAGAATGGATTAAAAATATGAGTAGACCTACAATGGATGTTTATAAATCTAAAATGAGAAGAATGCCATCATTGTTTAAAGAAGACATGCATTATATTAAAGAGCATAGCCCATCACAAATGATGTCAGTAGCTCATGACAAAATACCTGATATTCATAATGCAGTAATTAAAAAAGATTTACAGATAGAAAGTATAATTCTATTAGATAATTTTTATCCATTTATAGATAAACATGATAAAGCAGTTGACATACCTTTTGTTTGGCCTGATTATATTAGGAAAGTCAAGAAGTATAAACCGTTTGTTTTATCTAAATTGGAGTATAAATATTATGAGGATATCGCAAGGGATATTCTTATATCAAGCTAGAATCTTGTTAAACTTATCTGAAACGAAAAATCGAAACGACGAAACGGAGGAAAATTATGTCATTTGATGATTATCTAAAAAACCGCTCAAGCCAATTTGAGCAACTTAAAACATCCCTACAAAAAAATACTGAGAAGAAAAGTTACGACGATGATCGTATCTGGAAAGCTCGTATGGGTAAAGACGGCACTGGTTATGCAGTTGTCAGATTCTTACCTGGTAAGGATGCCACAAAAACACCTTGGGTGACTATATACGATCATGGTTTCCAAGGACCTACTGGTAAATGGTACATTGAAAATTCTTTGACAACCATTAACCAAAATGACCCAGTGTCAGAATATAATTCCAAGTTATGGAATTCTGGTATTGAGGAAAATAAAGAAATAGCTCGTAAGCAGAAAAGACGTACATCTTATTATGCAAACGTTCTTGTTCTTAATGACCCACAAGAAACTTCTCATGAAGGTAAAGTTAAAATCTTTAAGTTTGGACAAAAAATCTTTGAAAAGATTATGGCGTCTATGCAGCCTGAGTTTGAAGATGAAACTCCAGTAAATCCATTTGATTTAATTGAAGGTGCAAACTTTAGAATTAAAATTAAAATGGTTGGTGGATATTGGAACTATGACTCTTCATCTTTTGAAAAGCCAGGTGCCATTGTTGAGGGTGAAGACAAGATGAAAGCTGTTTTCGAAGCACAACATGATGTTCATGATTTAGTTGCTGAAGACAAGTTCAAATCTTATGATGAACTTAAAACAAAACTAAATGAAGTGCTTGGTGAAACTGAAGTTTCTGCAGCAGTTAGTACAACTACCAAAGAGGTACCTACAGCTGAAACATCTTCAACTGAGTCTAATGATTTTCAAGAGGTTTTTGAATCAAAAACTGAGGAAGTCAAAAAAGAGGATGATGAAGATTTAGAAGATTACTTTAAATCTTTAGCTCAAGACTAACTTATAAGGGAGGGCTTATAAATTGTTATAAGCTCTTCTTTACCTTTTACTTTTATTTTATCCACTTCGATAGAGTCAATATTACTTAATAAGCTTTTAGTATATTGTGAGTATAATAATGGTATTACATTACCGTTGTCATCTTTGTAATTTCTTGTTTGTGCTTCTAGTCTAGCTGCTAAGTTAACAGCATCACCTATTACAGAATAATCTAATCTCATTTCACTACCCATATTACCAACAATACAAGTACCTGAATTTACTCCACTACCTATATTAATTTCTGGTAAACCTTTTGCTTTAAATTCTTTTTTAATCTCTTCAGTTTCTTGTGCACATTCAATAGCTGTTTTTACTGCCATTTCAGCATGATTGTCACAATCAAGTGGTGCATTCCAAAATGCCATAATACAATCACCCATATATTTGTCTATTGTACCACCATTCTTTAAAACAATTTTAGTCATTCTATCTAAGTAATCATTTATTACTTTGACTAATCCTTCCGGGTCATCATTATTTTTGTAATGTTCAGAAATAGGTGTAAATCCTACAATGTCCATAAATAAGAAACTCATATCTTTTCTATCACCACCTAATTTTATTTTATCAGGATTTTTCTGTAGTATAGCTACTTGCCTTGGGTCTAAATACTTTTCAAATTGTTTTCTTATTTGTTGTTTTAAATTAAATTCTAATATGAACCTATTGAATATAGAATGCATTGCAACAATAGTGAATGTAATTATAAACCAACTAATATCATATAACGTAAGTGATTGATTGAACATAAACACTACAAAGTAAACACTACCAATATAAACACCAATTGTAAATAAACCTATTAGCCAGTACGGTGCTATTCTTACAATTGCAATTAATAATGCTGCTATTAAAACACATAAAATCATTTCAATTAAAAAACTAGTATCATCTCTTTTAATATGAGTACCATCAATAATTGTTTGTAAACTTGATGCAATAATATAATGATTATATTGTTCACCTGCAGATGTAGCAACTAATGGTGACAAACCTTCTGCAGTTAAAGATACAATTACTGTTTTACCTTCTGTTAATGCAAATTCTAAATCATCATCTGCGATTGAGATACTATCAAATGTCTTATTATGATTAATCCAAATTCTAGCATTCCTATCAGTTTTTATTGTAGCAAAACCAGGAACTCTTACAGCAATGATACCATTTGCATCAGCTTTAACTTGATAAGATGGGTCACCTGTAATAGCTCTTATAGTTTCAATTGCCATTGCTGGAAATACATCATCACCAACTCTCATTAGTAAAGGTAATCTTCTAACTAATCCATCTATTTCTGGTGCTGTATTAATAACACCAACACCATTTGCTTCTAGTTCAGGTATAGGACCTAACATTCCGCCCCATGAAAATAAGAAAGGTAAAGGGTCACCGATTTTAGCTATTCCTCTAGGTACCGCATTTTTATTAGTTTGATTTGTACCAACTTGTGCTATTACTGTACCATATTGTAATGCTTCAGAAAATATTAAGTCTCCACCTTGTCTATCATTTTCAGAAAATAACATAGGGAATAATATCATACCAGCATTTGCTTGCCTTAACTTTATTATAAGTTCAGAATATATTTCTCTATTGAAAGGATATTGCCCATATTTTTCTATAGCTTTTTCATCTATCTCTACAATAACAATATCTTTTGAATAAGTTTTTTCTTGTGAATTTATAATTGTATCAAAACCTTTCAACCTTAATACTTCTTTTAAATATGGGTCTTGCCAACCATAAAACGTAATTGCTGCCAATGTAAGAAATGCTATTGTCCAATGTGTAAATATTTTTATCATTAGTTCTGTGTCACCGTTGCTGAACAACTTGGGTTAGTACAATTCTGGTCTAAGTGATAATTCTGTGCTGTTGAACTATCTTGTGTTAATGTAAGTGATGAACTATTACCAGTTAAATTTAAGTATGCATTGTGACTACCTGAGCCATCTTGATTTACATTAACTGTATGACTATCTCCTAAGTTGATGTCTAAAAAGTGATTTCCTGTACCTTGTTGCAATGTTGTGACATTATTACTATTGCCAATATCTATGAAGAGTATTTTATCACCAGTTTCTTTTTGCCATAAACTTAATACGTTATTATTACCATCTATATCTATGTCTGCAAAGTGTTCACCATTATTGTTTAGATGTTCTTGTTTTAAACTTAAAGTATTAGATGTACCAACAATATCCACAATTGCTCTTTGATTTTGATTTTGCCATATATCTATGTCATTTGAATTACCATTTACGTCAATACCAAGTATATTGTTATTACCATATTGCGCAATATCTAAATCTATATTATCACCAGTAATTACACTAGCGGCTGATAAGTTAGTACCTATCACTGCATTATTATCACCATCTTGTAAAATATCTAAATCAATACCACTGCCACTTTGTGTGACATAGATACTATTTGTAGTGCTTGTAGTATTCTTTGTATTTGTGACTGTTGTTTGTTGTGATGATGTAATGCCTGATAGAACTGATAGAGTTAAAGCAAAATGATCACTATTCATATCTAACCAACCACTTGTAGAGTTTAAACTTAAATTAGATAAACTATAATGAATATCCATATTGGCAGAACCTGTCCATTCATACCAGTTAATTTGTATTGGGTACCATTGTCCACCTACACCAGAAAATGAACCATTAGAGTTCCAATATCTTGGACCTTGTTGAGCCCAGTCAGATATTACTTTAGTATTATTGATGTTGACAATAAGGCCATCATCATTACGACCAGCAAAATATACTGTAGATGTTTGACCTGTGGTTCCTGGATGTTGCCAATAACCGGTAATAACTACCATTCTCTGATTACCACCATAATTATTATTATGAAGAACTATGTTTCCACTATTCCAGTTATAATTTAAACTGTCAATAGTACCAGTTCCTTGTGATGTACCTACATAAGCTGGATTAGTATTATTACAGGTAGACAGATATGTATAGTTATTATAACAAGGTGCTTCTACATAAGGTGCATAATGACTAATAGCAAACACCTCATAGTTTAATGAACCAGCTTCTGCCTTTTCATTAATTAAAAGAACAAGAAATAAAACACTAATTACTTTGATAAATGCGAATCTCATTTCCTTGTCCTCCCAATTCAAAGTCATATACTTCAAAATCTTCTTGTGTAAAACTTATAATATAACCATACTCTTTATCAAGTCTTAATTCAAAATATGTTGATGCACCTTCTCTTGCATATACCCAGTCCGGGTCTTCATCTAAAATTATAATACCTGTTTCAGGGTCTTTACCTAATCTTATACCATCAATGGAAGCTTCTTCTTGTTTTGTAAACTCACTTCTCATAGCTTTAGCAAGTTCTTTATTAATTTGTGCTAATACATCTACTAAAAAATTTTGTTCTAAAAAATCTATATCTAAACCTGTTGTCCAGGTATCATTGTCTATTTCTAATTCATCTACTTCTAAATCATTAAATTCTAAAAAGTCTATATCTAAAGCATTTGCAACTTCATTATATTCAGCTTTTTCTTGTTGGTCTACAATTTCTTGAGGTTTCTGTATTATCAATAAATTGCCAATCATATTTTCATCTAAATCTAAAATAACTGGCTTCATTGGTTTTGCTTCACCAGTTGTGACTACAGTTGCTTGAAAAGCTTGATTCATTATTACAAAACCAGCATCTGTTTCAACTTCAATTTCTCCTACATAACAATAACCCTTTGTATCGCATGACGGTAATAGGATTATTGTTGAACCACCAATCTCATCTACAGTCATAGTAAAATCAGTACCTCTTACACCTATGGTGGCAGTTGGTGTTTCAATGTTTACATTTTGAGCATAGTTCTTAGCAATTTGCCCTGATGCATAACGCACGGTACCTAATGTCGCTTTAATAGAGAGAGAACCCATGTTATTAGCTGGGTCATATACAAACTCATCAATTATAAGTTTTGAATGTTCTGTGACATCTACGCGAGTGTCGTCAATAAAGGATATAGCTGTTTTACCATTCCCTGTCTTAACGACATCATAAGAAAATACATTTAATCCTTCGATTGATATATTCTCTTCACCACTTTGTTCTATAACAGCATTGCCTTCTTGGAGAATTACATCTCCTATAGATTGTCCATATACTTCTTTACCATAAAAAAGTAAAAACACAATACCTATTAAAAAGGCAATAACTCTTATTAGAGCACGCATTAGTCTGTTTGACTTATATCGATATCGTGGCCATTACCAATAGTAGTCAAGTTTATAATGGCATCATTAATACCACTTTGAACTATATCTACATCAGCTGTACCGCCGGTATGAGAATGGATTAATGTATGGCCATTAATATCTCCATTTCCATCTATATCAATCAACCAGTTATTTGTATCTCCATTTACAGATAATGTTAAGATTGCAGATGTACCATCAACAGTAGCGGCTATAACGTTTGAATCAGAACCACTGGCTCCAGTTATAGTCACTCCACCGTTTGCAGCATCAGCAGTCTGACCAATATCGATATCTAAATCGTTACTGGAACCCACCATTGTTATGCTAGATGTGACTGTTGCACATGAGGAATTGTTCCCAGTGCTATCACAGTTAAAGTCAATATTGTTGCTACCACCCGTGACATTAAATGTTCCAGTGTATGTAGCACCGTTAACATCAAATGTAAGGACGTTAGAGTTTCCTACCTGGTCAATATCAATAGTAGATGTAGCACCTACAACTGATGATGATGTGGTAGAATTACCAACAGTATTGTTTTGTCCATCTTGAGTAATATCTAAGTCAAGTGTATTACCACTTTGTGTGACGTAAATATCATTCGCCCATAATGTACCTGTAAACAAGATAGATAATAATATAAGGTTAATGAATTGTTTCATCGTTTTTATCCTCCTTCATTTTCCACAGACCTTGGTCTGTTCCTTGTTTGATTACTTCAATTACGCAATACTCTATTGCGGATCGTATTGCGTAATTTACTGGCTCATTCATTGCAACACCGCTTTCTATTTCTAAAGCCTTAGTTCCCATGTCTAAGAATCTAAAAACATCAGTTCCTGAACGATGACTAGCTATAGTTTTAGTACCTGAAACGGTAAGTAAAACTTCTCCAGTCTGAACAGCAACTACTCTCATAGCGACAGTGACTTGGTCTACCCGATATTCTTCAGATATTCCAATGCCAAAGTATCTTGCACCGTTGCCGCCTGATTCTATATTAGTATCATAAGCAACAACACCACCTTCTAATATTAAGCCTGCAAATATTAAAGGTTTAAGTGAATTCTTGTTAGCATCATTTCCATCATATGCTTCTCTTGTACTTCTTATAAGTTGTCTTTCTTTTATTACATTATCCAATCCCATTCTTTCAACAACCTTAAACCAAGTACCATCTCCTGCTTCTTTTAAAGCTTGTATTACCCACACATCCACACCTTGTGATATTGCTGTTGATAGCTGTGAAAATTTATCACTAGGTTTTCTTTGTCCTGTTTCGTCTAAAAATGAATACACTGCAATAGTAATAACTTCACCATCTAATGCTGGTAAGTTTACTAATAATTCTGATGTGGGTGTAGCATGCTGCTGAGGTGGCAGGTCTTTATAATAGTCTATTTTATCAGGTGTGCTGACGCATCCTGTGATAACTATAGTCAATATTAATGCTAAGAGTGTCTTCATATAAGTTCATTTTTTTCTATTAGAATAGAAAGTCTCCAATGGGCACGGTGATCGTTGTGACATTTCCGGTCTCATCTGTGACTGTCAAACTAATAGTTTCTGTTGTATCATCTCTTACCCAGTATATTGTGGCTCCTTCTACTAAAGCAGTACCAGAAGTTTCACATGTTATTTCAGATGTGTTGATACAATTTGTACCAAACATATTATCAACTAATTGTTTAGATAAATTAGCATAAATACGTGATTCAACATTCTTAATGAACTTATTAATTGTTGTGTTATCAATTTCTCTCTGAGCAGAAGCATCGGCTGACTTTTGGTCTTTATCAACATCTCTTTTACGTGAGTAATTAAGTTGCTCAATAGATAAGACATGGGACGAGTAGCCTTGCTTTGAAAATGCTGGATTGCCAAACTGAAAGTTAAGCTCACTAGCTGAGGAAATTGTTGAGAGGGCTGCCAACGTCACCGCAAATAACATAACAACCCAAGTTCGCAGCACACTGTTTATAAGATGTGCTTTCATAGTCTATTTATTATTTTTCTGTTGCTTTTCTTTTTCTTGTAGTTGAATCACTGCATCTAATTTAGAACGTAATCTAATAATATCATTGTCCAACATTCTTATTCTATCTAACAATTTAATTAAAACTACATGAGTCTGACCTAGTGATGGTTTGATTTGTTTAGTTGTATAATTGTATATCCAATATATGAAATAACCAGCAGCAATAAAACCTAAAGTGGGTACTCCATAATTGTTAATTATTTCTATGATTATTTCTGGTTTCATTAATCTCTTCTTGCATCTTTCTTCCCGTCCGCACGTGAGATACGTTCTTCATCAGGCTTTAAGTTTAAAGCATGAGAAATTTGTATATCTAACTTAATCATATCATTGTTCATGGTTTCAACACGGTTATCTAATTGTGTGATAATTGAATGTAATGTTTTAGCTTGACCAACAACTGAACTGAGAATGTACTTTATAATAATGTATATGAATATACCCATTGCAATTGCGGCGGCAATTGTGGGACCCAATTCCAATAACAGTTCTAATAAAGCCTTCATATTATCCAGTTTTTATTGGGCTACGACCGATTACTTTTTTTCTATATGTACCATCTGGCATTTGTTCTAAAACGTCATCAGGTACTTCTATCTTAGCACCATCGCTATCATATTCAACTGGACCGCCCATTTCATCAGCCAGTTGTGCATAAAAGTCTGGAGTTTCATCTATAAACTCTTTAAGCGATTTTTGAGATACCTCTTTTTTAGTTCCTATTAAATTATAATAGTGGTCTTTCTCATAATCCCTATCAACTTCAGCATCGGGAACTATCGGTTGAATTACTTCTTCAGTTTTTTTTTCTGCTAACTCGTTAAGAGTTGGCTCTGGTTCTGGAGAGGGTGGTATTGGAGTTGGTCTTTTTGGACGCTCTCTTTTAATAATATCATTCCATGCTATTAATAACGCTACCGCTAAAGGATCGAATACAATAACTAAAATAATAATTACCCATCTAACAGCGTCTTCAAGAAGTCCTCTATCAACATCTCCATAGATAAGTTCCGCAATATATTTAATCGGACCAACTTCTGCTTCTAACTTTCTATACTCTTTTTCATATACAAGTTGTTCAGTTTTTAGTTCATCCTGTAATAACTGTTCAGCATCTATTTTACTTTCTAATTCTTCTATCTTTCCATCAATATTTTCTGTCTTTGTTTCTGACTGTACTCTATATGCTTTGATAGTGTCTTGTAAATCTTTTATTTCATCTTTATATTTCTTATCAATATTTGCTAATTCTTTTTTTAGTTCAACATTTGCAGCATCTACTTGTTCTCTTTTAGCAGCACCTGAACCAAACCCTGTGACTGTTTCATTAATTGTTTTTAATTTTTGATTGTAAGCATCATTGGCAGCTTTCTTTTCTTTTTCAATTCTATCATATAACTTATCTAATTGTTGTTGTTCATTTCCTATTTGTATATCTACTCTTTCACTATTAGGTGTTAACAATCTTTTAATTTCTTCATCCCACCTATCAATTTTAGATTCTGACCTTATTACTTTTTCTTCAATAGAGTCAACTAAGGCTATTTGTTCTATTGACATGGATGATTGCTCAACATGAGCTTTTGATAAGAATCCAAATATACCAAGTGATGTAATAAACATTAATAGACCTATTGCAATTATCAAATAGGTTTTTAACATCCATTTAGTTTCAGTCCAATACTGATGCAGATAAACTACACTTACTAGTTTACCTACTTCTAACGCAGCACCCATTACTATAATAGGTATCACTGCTGCCGCGAAGATAGTAGCCAATCCATATATTGAATAGTAGGCTGCAATCGCGGAAATTGTTAAGGCTACAGGAAGTAGCATCCATTTCATCATAATGTATTTATAGCATAAATCCATTTGATATTGCACTCTTAGAGAATTTTAAAAAAAATGTTGTGATGGGTATAATCTATTCGTATGTTAAATTTTTTATTACATATGTTTAATTACGAAAGTAAGGAGGGCCAAATGGCTAATCGTAAAACTCAAGAGCAAAAAGTAATTGATGCTCTTTCCGGAGGTGCTGAATTAACTGCCGCTCAAATGAGAGACAGGTTTAATTTAGTAAACCCAACTGCTGTAGTGACAAACCTTAGACAAAAAGGTTTTGCTATTTACGGCAACAAACCTGCTAAATCTAGCAGAAGCAGAGTGACAAGGTATCGTATGGGTACCCCTACTCGTGCAGTTGTAGCAGCAGGCTACAAAGCAATTGCTCAAGGCTTAATTTAGTCTTTAGTTAGCTAACTAAAGGGAGCTTCGGCTCCCTTTTTTTATAGGAGAATATATGAAAAAAAATTATTATGATATTATAATGAATGATAGAGTAAACGCTCTAAAAGATTTACCATTCCAAGTAAAGTTTATGTCTATGCAAATACTTGCATGGATGTGGTCTGCTGTATTTGGGATTTATATTATAGAAAGCATCTATGCTTTTGGTATATCTGCATTAGCTCATGCTTTGTTTATTACTATGACTGTACTAACAGCTTTATATTTCAAACAAATCCAGAAACAAAAAGTTGATGGTATTCTTACAAGAGGTAAAGGGGGAGAACACGAATAATGGGAAAACATTTAAAAACATCTATGGATGAAAAAGTTATAGATTACTTAGCAATAGAAGTCTATAAGCTTGACCCTGAAAATCCAGTCTTAAAAAAGTTTCTAAAGATGGATAATTTTGAAGGTACTGAATTAACAAAAACTATAAGAGAGTTTAAAAAGACTGGTAAACATCCAGACCATTACAATACTGATGGTACATGGAAACATGATAGTGGCCGTATTACTTATGAAGACTTTTGCAAGGATTAAAAAAAAGTAAATAGATGGTATAACTATAATAACTTGGTGAGCTACTTTGCTCCAAACAATAAACTCACCTTAATAAACTGATATAAAGGAGAAAGAATATGTCAAAAATAAAAGTAGGAATCATTGGAATTGGTTCCTGTGCCAAAAGCCTAGTTGAAGGCATTCAATACTACAACGAAAATCCAGAAGATAAAGTCGGTCTTATGTACGAAGATATCGGTGGATATGGAACTAAAGATATCGAATTTGTCTTAGGATTTGATATTGATGTAAGAAAAGTAAACAAACCATTAGCTGAAGCTTTAAGAGCTGCACCAAATTGTTCAATGAATCATGTTAGTTCAATTTATACAAATGGTGATAGTAATTCTAGTTGTGTAAAATCTAAAGCAATGGTTTATTCAGCACCAGAACTAGATGGGATAGCACCTCACATGCATGATTATCCTGATGAAGTCACATTTGTAAATGGTGCAATACCAGCAGAATCATTTGAAAGAACTGTAGAGTTAATAAAGTATCATGATGTAGATGTTCTTATTAATTATTTACCAGTGGGTTCTGAAGATGCTACAAAATATTGGATTGATGTTGCATTAGATGCAGGTGTTAATTTTGTTAATTGTATACCTACATTAATATCTACTGAAGAAGCTATGGCAACTGAACAAAGATTTATAGATGCAGGTTTAACAATTGTTGGAAGTGATATGCGTTCAGCTTGGGGAGCATCTCGTATGTCAGAAGTATTACAAGGTGCAATGCTTGATTCTGGTTTACAGGTCACACAACACATTCAAATGAATATGGCAGCTGGTTCTACACAAGGTCAAGAAACTATACGTACGGGACGTACAGCAAATACAGACTTTTTGAATATGGCTAAACAAGATAGATTAAAATCTAAACATATTTCTAAAGAAAATGTTTTAAAAGGTCAGAATATTGTAAGGGATGAAACAACAGCAGGTATGACACTATTTGCTGGTCCATCTTTAACAGTACAACAAAAACCAGGTGGTGAATACATTCCATCAGATAATAAGATAGCAAACTTTGATATAGTTGCTTATGGATTTGGTGGTGCAAGGTATGAAATGTCAGCTAGGTTATCAGTTCAAGATAGTCCAAACTCTGGTGGTGTTGTAGTATCAGCCATTAGGTTCTGTAGAGTTGCTAATGAAATGGGTATTGTTGGTTATCTAAGAGGTCCAAGTGCATGGACACAGAAATCTCCACCAGTACAATTAAAAACTGATGTTGCAAAAGCTGAATGTGATGCTTTAGCAGAAAGAAAATTTACTGAAATGACTACAGCTCAAATAAAAGATAATAGACCTAAAGCAAAAGACTTACCACATACATTTCAAGCTGGAAAGACTGATTATGAAAATTAATACTTTTGATATTGATGGTGTTATAGACTTTGGTGATACGTACACGGGTGTACGGCCGTGTGCAAATGATATTATTATTACAGGTAGGTCTGTACATAGTGAAAGAGAAGCTACTGAAAAAATGCTTCATGCCCGCGGCATAAATAATATGTTATTTATGAATGACTTGCGAAAAGATGACCCTGAGTACGGCCGTGAAGCTAGTGGAAGGTTCAAAGCAAAAATGATTACAATGTTAAAGAAACAAGGTTATGATATTGGTATGCATTTTGAAGATGATGAAATACAAATCAAAGAAATTAAAAAAGAACATCCTGAATTACATATTGTACACTTGGTAAGACAAGACGGTATACATCCTTATGAATAAACTATTAGAAAAAAGAAACGAAAATAACTTTCTAATATTTAATGAGTGGGTCAAAGAGTTCTTTAAAAGAGAATACCTAAGAGACTTTGGTGACCTAAATGATTATACACCCAGCCATGTTGCAATGAGAGAAGAAGTAAAGTATTGGAATCCTAATAGGTCTAAACATGCTGAAGTACATTGGTTAGAGAACTATGTGTTTGGTAGAGATGATATTAGTCTTAGAAACAAAATACTAAATGCAATGGCAGTTAAATTTGTAGGTATGCCAACACTTACATTAGTTGCTAGTAATTCAGCTGATTATAGTAATATTATAGACTTTGATAGATATGAAAAAGAAACAATATACAGACTTTTCATACAAAAAAATCTAAATGAAAATAAACATAAACTAGCTGTGTGGGGTTCAACACAACTACAAACATCATTACAAACTGCAGCAAGAAATTATTGTAGAAGAACATACAATAACCCTGAGAAAAAGTTTCAATTATCAGATATGATTGACTGGATGTGTCATTTAGATAGACTTGGTTTATCTAGGACTGTGACAGACCAACAATCTACACTTGGTACTGTTTGTGAACACTTAAAACAGCATAGAGGTATTGGTCCATATTTTTCTTATCATCCACCATGCAATTTTAGTAGAGCTGATGAATTACCATGTATTGATGAAGATGATGAGTATTGTTTAGTAGGGCCAGGTGCAAAAAGAGGTTTAGAATTTGTATTTCCAGATGTAAAATTTAGCAACAATGATATTATGGAAGAATATATTTTAGCTGTAAGAGATAATCAACATGAATTTTTTGAATTTAAAAATGATACTGAACATGATTATTATAGAAACAATTTAGAGCGTGGTGGCAATTTAACTACCTTTGGTACAGAAATTACTTTTTGTCAGTTTAATGTATTTCTTAGTATAAAAGATAATGAAAGAGCACAACAAAAAAGAATTGTACCATTAACATTTGATAGTTTTGAAACCATAGCAGAAAATTTAAACAAAGAAATGAATAAACCAACATTAGAGGCTTTTGTATGATAGACTTTTTCTTTGTATTATTAATTATTCTTGGCTGTTTTAGTTTTTGTATTTTAGGACTATCTGGTAGATTACATTGGAAGAAAAAAAATAAAGGTAAGGGTGATGGAGGCTGGTAATATACTTAATTGCCCATTTATTCCTGTGGCAAAAAGAATAGCATCTCATAGAGGTGCTCAAGGTGTTATGTATGGTGACATGATTAAACAAGCTTATGGACAGTGTGATGTAAACTACGGTGGTGAAATACAAGAACATAATGATTATGACACAATGTGGGTATATCATGGTAATGATTTTAGTGGAGGACTAAATATGTTTGGTGGTGTATATGGGTTTCCTTATGTACAAAACACTGTTAACTTTTCTAAGTTCAAAGGGAAGATAAAATCTATTGCTATTGATTTTCCACCTTACCATGAATGGATTAAAGATAAATTATCTAAAGCTAAAAAAGACCCACAACCAGAATGGGCAAATGTAGATTTAGATAATTTAGAAAGAATGCATAAAGAAGCTGAAACTATAATACATCCAAATCAAACTAACAAATTAGTTATAGGTGATTCACATTCTATTTGTATGTATAGACCTGGATGGACTATAAAAAGTATACCATTTAAAACACTCAATGGTATATTAAATGAGGGAATAGCTAATTACATTCCAGATGAAGGTTTAAACTATAATGAAATAGAATTATACTTTGGCAATATTGATATAAGACATCATATTTGTAGAATGGATATTGATGTAAAAGAATTAGCTGATAGATATATTGAACAAGCAAAACAATTAGATGCAAAGATATATGAATTGTTGCCTATTGAAAATGAATCTAGAAAATTACCACAATCAGGTTATTATAAAGGACAACCATTCTGGGGTACATGGCAAGAAAGAACTGATGCAAGAAATGAATTTAATGATTATATTGATAGCAAATATAGTATTATTAGATGGACTGATAAATTACTAAATAGTAAAGGTGAATTAGATTTTGATTGTATGGAAAAACCTAAGTCAATACATTTAAGCAGAGAATACTATCCACATTGGAATGGTGTAGAATCAGATGCAATGTCACAAAGTTTGGAGGGTTTCTTTGGATAATTTTACTTATGCAAGTATTGTGCCTCTTATAGGCGGTGAAACAATAGCAATGGAAAATGTTTTTGGTAAAAGACCTGAACATATTATGAGTTATTCAGGTTTCCAAGCTAATGAAGAACATTTGCTTAACCATTATAATAATGAAGTACCATATCATATTTTAGATGAAGGTAATCCTAAACCTAGTAAAGTGAATGTAGTAAATACTGTATGTCCATGTGCTGGTTTATCATCATTGTCACCACAAGCAAGTAGTGAGAATCATAATAATGATTGGATGAAAAAATCTACTGATTATGTTTTAAGTACTATGCAACCAGATGTTTTGTGGGGAGAGAATGCACCGAGGTTAGCATCTAAAATGGGTAGACCTGTAGTAGCTGAATTAAGAAAAATGGCTGATAAGTATGGTTATACATTTAGTATCTATCAAACAAAATCTATATTGCATGGATTAAGTCAAGTAAGAGATAGAACATTTTATTTCTTTTGGAAAGGTGATAAAGTACCTGTTATAGATTGGATTCATGAACCACATGAAAAAATAGAGGATGCAATACGTAATGTTAAGTTATGTCCTGCTGATCCAATGAGTACTATACTTACAAATGAAAGAAAACCAACTGGCAATCCATTTTATAAGTATTGTTTAGAAGAACTTGAAGGTGGTATTACACATTCAGAATTTCAAGATAAAATAGAAAAATCTACTAATCCTTTAGACCATATTGAAAAACATACTAACTATAAAGTAGTTGGTGAATGGATGAAGAAGAATGGTTATGAAGGTGAATCAAAAAAATGTGAACGTATGTATGAAAAGTTAAAGTCAGGTGGTAATATAATGAGAAAAACTACTGAGATACCTAAAGATTACATTGGTGCTTTTGTAGGTCATATGCCAAGTTCACTTACACACCCAGATGAAGATAGATACTTATATGTAAGAGAAGCTTTATCTATGATGAGAATGCCAGAAGACTTTCAATTGTTGAATCCTAAAAGGTCACTTAATCATATATGTCAAAATGTACCTGTCACAACAGCTGAACATGCAGCAAGAGGTGTAAAAGCATTCCTTGAGGGAAGACTAGATAATAGAATGCTTGATACAAATTTTTTACTTCAAAATAATAAAGCACAAAAATTAGATTACCAATCTAATACTTCACTGGAGGAGTTCTTTGGCTAAGGTACTTATCACAGGTGGATATGGTCTAGTTGGTCATAGGGTTTGTGCTGAGCTAATGTCTGACAGTGATGTTAAACATGAAGTAGTTGTAGTTGATAACTATAATGACTATGGTGTCATACCTGAAAATGAAATGGAGTATACTTATAGAGCTAGAAAAGCTGTAATAGGTCATGTAAAAGATTACAATGTTGATATATGTTCTCATGATTTTGATGCTGTATTAGTAAAAGAAAAACCTGATATAGTGATACACTTAGCTTCATATCCAAGACAAGCAGTTGTAAATAAAAATCCACAACTAGCATCTCAAGTAATTATAGGTGGAACAATTAATGTAATTGAATCCTGTAAAAGACATAATGTTAAAAGAATTGTATTAGCATCTAGTAGTATGGTATATGGAGAATTTGATGATGGTCAAAAAGAATCTGCCATTTGTAAACCGCAAGGTACTTACGCAATAGCCAAACTAGCATGTGAACACTTAGTAAAAGACAGTGGGCTGGATTATACAATTGTAAGACCATCAGCAATTTATGGTGAATTAGATGTTAAAGATAGAGTCATAAGTATATTTTTAATTAAGGCTATGTGTAATTAGACTCTCAAAGTAAATGGTGAGAATGAAAAGTTAGATTTTACTTATGTAGGAGATGTAGCAAAAGGTATGGCACAAATTATTAATAGTGATAAAACAATTAATGAAACTTTTAATCTTACAAAGAGTCATTCATGGACATTATATAGAGCTGCTCAAATTGCCGTAAGTCTTGCCCAGTCAGGTTATATTGAAGTGGGAGATAAACATCCTGACTTTCCAAGTCGTGGTTCACTAGATATTACAAAGGCTAAAAAAGCATTTGACTTTTCCCCACGTGTAGACGTGGATGATGGATTTAGACTGTATTACCATTGGTTAAAAAATAGCCAATTCTGGTATAATTATATTACTGAAAGGAAAAAACTATGAGCAATCACATTAACGATATGAAAGTAGGCAAAGTAGTCGTCTTTGGATTACCTGGTGCTTTCACACCTACCTGTTCTTCAACTCACCTGCCTGGATATGAAGAAAAATATGATCAAATAATAGAAGCCGGTGCAAGAGAAGTTTACTGTGTATCAGTAAATGATTCTTTTGTTATGGATGCTTGGGCAAAAGACTTAGGTATTAGTAAAGTAAAAATGGTACCAGACGGAAATCTAGAATTCACTGACAAAATGAATATGAGAGTTTCAAAATCTAATATAGGTTTTGGTGATAGGTCTTGGAGATATTCAGTTGTTTTGCAAGATGGTGTTATAACAAAGTTATTTGAAGAAGAAGGTAAAGCCAATAATTTTGAGGGTGACCCATTTAAAGTATCTGGTGCAGATAATATGTTGTCATTTTTAAAAGGAGAATAAATGGGACAATATGAAAATGAGGCCATGCCTCAGAAGGTAGTTATATACAGTAAACCCAACTGTGGATATTGTATCTCTGCAAAAAATATGTGTGAAACAAAAGGTATTAATTATGAATATCTTATGTTAGATGAAGATTATACTTTTGATAAGTTTCAAGAGGAGTTTCCTAGTGCTAGAACTTTTCCACAAATAATATGTGATGATAAAAAAGTTGGAGGATTTCATGAATTTCAGCAAGTAATTGGTGGAGGATAATGAATACCATAGAAGCAGCTGATAAAAAATTTAATAACTGGGTTGGTAAAAAACATACTTCTAACTGGAAGAATATAGACCAAGAGTGGATACAACTCTATGCCGGTCTTATGGGTGATGACCAACCTATCCATGTTGATGAAACTTATGCAAAGGCTACACCTTATGGAGGTATCATTGCACATGGATTTCTAATATTAGGTTTACTACCAGCATTTTCATATGAATTAGTACCACCATTTGCAGGACAAGTATTTGCTATGAATGTTGGTGTTGAGAATCTAAGAAATAGAAACTATGTAAAAGCTGGTTCAAATGTAAGAGCACACTTTACTTTAGAATCATATAAGAAAATTGGTAAACGTTTTAGAACTAATATTGCAATTGAAATAGAGATTGAAGGAGAGAAAAAACCAGCTCTTACTTGCAATTGGATCAACATGCATTACTTTGCATAACCTTGCTTTTTTATGGGCCATTGTAATATCAATTACTTAAACTATACCTAACCTTGAAATTTCATGTTGTTTTTTTGTTTACAATGGACAAAAAGCATGATAGAATGAAGGTAATTTAACAAGGAGAACTGTATGCCAAAATACACAAAAGAAAACAAAACGGAATTATTATACCAACCATTCCAAAAACTTAAAACCAAAAAATCAAAAATCAAATTTTTGGAAACATTGCTTCAAGAAAGAATAGACAATCCTGAAAACTTCAGGGGTTTAAAACTAACTCAAAAACAAATCAAAAATCTTATCAAAAGGTGGCAAGAAAAAGCCACCACCAAAGAGTCGGAAAAGGATTCTCCTACTCTGGCAGATATGAAATAAATATAGGAGATATATATGACAAAAAGCATTATATTACTTGTAGCGTTTTTAGCACTTGTACTATTCATCTTATCAACAGTGGCTGGTATATGATAGTAGATTATAAAGAGTATAAAGACCAAGTTAATTCTAGAGAAGATATTTTAGTAGGTGAGCAAAGAGCTTATATAAGGTATCTCAATTCCCACAAAAAGAAACACTCCATGAATCGTATGGCACTTAGCCGTGATACAGAAACCGGTAAAGTGTATAAAGCTGAAAGAGCTTGGTTAAGAAATAAATGGGTCCAGGTTAAAAATAAAGACTATGATTCTCTTAAAGAGATGCAAAAGAGATGTAATCAAATCACTAGGTCTCAAACTTATAAAAAGATAGATAAAAAAGGTGGCCATAAAGTTAAATTGCGTGAGAAATCTAACTATCACGGTAGAGGCTGTCATGGGTGGGCACATACATATGAAATTACTTTAGACAAAATAAATGGTTTCAATGAGTATACTTTAATCCATGAACTAGCACACACGGCGGGAGAAATGCATCATGGTAGAGAATTTAGAAATGCTTTACTTAGTCTTGTATCTGTCTTTATGGGTTCCAAAGCTGGTAAAGAACTAAAGAAAGAGTTCAAAGTTAGAAAGCTAAAGTTAGGTTCACATCCCAATCCATACACTTTTGAACGTTGGTCAGCCGCTAGAGAAAAAATGGCTGCAATGAGGTCAAAGTTATAATTGTATAACATCTGGTTATACATTGAAAAAAAGTGTTTACAATCGACCAAAATCGTGATAGAATGTTCTTATAAATTAATAAAAACGAGGCAAAATGCGAAAAGAAACTAAATATCCAAAAACAAAAGAGCAATTAGAAACTCAAGTAGTTGAGATTGCAGGTAGGGAGTATAAAAGAATGGGAGAGTTCTTTGACTTCTGTTTTAACACAACTGATAATGCAGTTGAAAAATACGAAAATGATTTCTATATCGATGGTGATATAGTATTATGGAAATCGAATGATAGAGAACCATTTGGTGATTTATTGTTAGACTTTTATGAAGCAGGTCTTATTACTTGGAGACAGGTAGTTAGAACATGTGAAAAGAAAGAAAAAGAAACCGATGAGTTTTGGGAAAATGTTTTCTCAGCTCAAGACATGAAGGAGGCATCATAATGTCACACCCAGTAAATGATACAGTAGCAGACCAAGTACTTGACGAGTACTATAATATGTCTGCTCATGAGAAATCACTCTATCTCTTAAAGAACAAACTTACTGTTTTAGAAGAAGAGAGTATGGAGAATATTATCGTCCTCCACATGTACGATAAAAGATTTGAACAATCAGTATAATATTAATATAATCAAATAAAGGAGCACCAATATGTTATTTGAAACATTACAAAGAGTCATCGAAGATAATTGTTATGATGACGAAAAAATAATCAGAGTTCAAGGAGTACGAGATGGTAAAGAATACGTTCTTTATGAAGCGTGGTCCAGTGACGGAGAACTTGTCTTATCTGTAGCTGAAAAAGGAAGCAATGACTATAATAGAGTTGTGGATGAGCATACTAAAAAGCAAGCTCAAGAAAAATATAAAGAAAAAATAAATGAGTTTGAAAATATCATGTATAAAATTTGGGAGTTAGTAGACCATAGTGATCCAATACATGATAAGGTTGATGAAGCAGTCAGAAATCTTGAACATGAAACTGATTGGATAAATTCTTTTCAAGATGTAGAAGACACTCTTAGAATAAACAAAGGCAAGATCGATTTTCTAAATGAAACACTTGCTAATTCTGAAAAATTAAATGCAGGATATGCATCATGATTTTACTCTCGGGTCCATGTCAACATGAGTCAGTGGAACACAGTGACTTTATGTATAAAGAAATAGCTTCAACTATAGATATGGTTGGCTTAAAAAGAAAAGATGAACATTATTTTAAAGCATCTTTTGATAAAGCAAATCGTAGTTCAATACAAGGTAAAAGAGGTGTTGGATTGGAACAAACACTAGCTGATTTTGAACAATTGAAACGTCAAAATCCTTTTATGAAAATTATTACTGATGTACATGAATGTTGGCAAGTTGAAGTCATAGCTGAAGTAGTTGATGCAATTCAAATACCAGCATTTTTATGTAGGCAAACTGATTTATTAGTAGAAGCTGGTAAGACAGGATTACCTGTGAATATAAAAAAAGGACAATTCTTATCTTATGAAGAAGTACCAGGTGTACTTTCTAAAATGGACCCTGACGGTGAAGTATGGATTACTGAAAGAGGTACAACATTTGGTTATAATAATCTAGTTGTAGACTTTAGAGGATTAGAATATATGAAACAATTTAAAGATGATAATCCTAATTTCAAAGTTATATTTGATGCAACACATTCAGTTCAACAACCAGGAGCTGGCAACGGCAAAAGTTTAGGTAAAAGAGAATTTGTAGCACCTTTATCCAGAGCTGCTGCAGCAGTAGGTGTTGATGGTTTTTTTCATGAGGTACATGATGCTCCTGATAGAGCACCATCAGACGGACCTAATATGTTAACACCAGGACAATATCATAATATACTAGAACAAATTTTAAATGTCGGTCATTAGTGAAAGCAACTCAACTCAGAGAAACTGGAATCTAGATAAAAAGATACCTTTAAATGTGTATGAGGAAATATATGAAGCTCTCATAGGTGCACCTTCAAAACAAAACTTACCGTACTATAAAGTTCATATCATACAAAATAGAGACTTGCTTGAAAAAATACATGCAAACACTATGGGTTATTTTGATGAGCAAGGAATCATAAGACCTAATGACCAAGTGCTTGCTAACATGGTAATCGCTTTTGAAGCATATGAACAGGACAATATTAAGTTCTATGCAGATATGGATGAAGAGCAGTATAATTATGTAGTGAAAAGAGACCAACAAATGGCAGTAGGTATAGCAAGTGGATATGTAAATCTTATTGCACATCAAAATGGTTTAAAAACTGGCTATTGTGCATGTTATCAAGATGGTCATTTAAAAACTTTATTAAATGCTGATAATGATATTATCTCATTACTAGGTGTAGGTTATCCTGATACTAGTAAAGATAAAAATGATTCTCATATTGGTGATTACAAGTATCTACCACAGCCACCAAAAAGAATTAAGGTGGTACATAAATAATGTCAACACAACACGAACAAATGATAATTGCTGATAGTCTTAATTATGAAGTAAGAAACTTTCGTAAAAAAACTCAGTATTCTTGGAATTGGTCTTGTCAAGTTTGTGGTGATAGTGCTACAAACCAACGCAAGGCTAGGTTCTGGGTAGATGCTAAAGAAGGTTCTTTAGTTTGTCATTGTTTCAATTGTGGATATAGTTCTGGATTTATTGGATATATAAAAGACTATCATCCTACTCACTATGAGAGATTTAAAAAAGATACAGTACAAATAAATGCTCCTGTCAATTTTGACCTTGATGGGTTATTTACTAAAAAAGGTATTGAAAAAGATGACCTTGCAAAACTATTTTTTGTTGATAAGTATTCTGATCCAAAGCAATGGGCAAAAATACTTATGGACAAAAAAATCAGACTATCTAGGTATAATCTAGATATATTAATTAACTTACACAAAGAGCACCATGCAAAAAGAATCAGTTAAAGTACTTAATGAATGTATTGATTTACAACTAGCTAAATCTAAAGACTATCAAAATCCAAAATCAAATATTAAACAAGCTATGCATTATAGACGTGGCGTTGATACTATACATGATATGATACATCAAAAGCTTTTGCGTGCACAGTCATTACTAGAAGCTGATGGTGATGTAAAGTTTGAATCACTAGAAGATACATATAAAGATATGATTAACTATTGCTCATTTGCTGTATCATATATGAGAGGAAAAATGGATGGACAATAAACAAACATTAAGAATAGAAATACTAGAAGAAGAAATCAAATATTTCGAAACATTAATAGAACCACATGATTGTGGTTTCATACATACTACTATATCTTTTTTAAAAGATAGAATTGAAAACTTAAAAGGTAATAAAGATGGCTGGCCATTCAAAAAATAAGATAGAATATAAGTTCAATGAAAAGAATCTTATAGATGATTTACAAAGCTATATTGACAAAACATATAGTGGACATTATTCTAAAAATAAATTTCAAAGCACAGAATTTATTATTGATTGTGGCCATGGTATGGGTTTTTCACTTGGCAATGTATTAAAGTATGCACAAAGGTATGGTAAAAAAGACGGTAAGAATAGAGCTGATATATTAAAGATATTACATTATGCTTTGATAGCTTTACACCAACATGATTTGGACATTGATGAAATAAAACAAAACGTAAAGAATATACCTTTAGAAAAAATGGGAATGAGAGGCTAAAAGATGAGTATCTTTAAAGACATGAATAATATGCATATGAAGTATATGGTGCCAGTTGTGGTCAACCGTATGAATCCAGATATGCTACAAAAGTTTATAGCATTTAGACTTGAATGCTGCCAAGAAGAATTAGATGAAACTAAAAATGCATTGGACAATAGAGACAAAGAAGAAATTGTTGATGGTCTTATTGACCTTATCGTATTTGCTGCTGGCACACTTGATATACTTAAAGTTGATGGTCAAAAAGCCTGGGAAGAAGTATACAAAGCAAATATGAATAAGCAAGTTGGCATTAAACCAGAACGTCCTAATCCTTATGGATTACCAGACTTAATTAAACCAGATAATTGGGAGGCACCTACTCATGGCGAAAATACTGGAATTCTCGGCAAAGTCTTTAGCAAAGACTGATTTACACCCTAAAGTTTCTGATGTAAAGTCTCACTTTATAAGTGAACTTACTAATGAAAAGTTTACCGTTGATAGAAGTGGTTCAAAAACTATAGAATTAATTGGTGCTTCTTTTATAGCTGATGAACCCGCTATCTTCGGTAAACCCAATCAATCTTATATAGACTATGAAATACAGTGGTATGATTCTATGTCAACTAACGTCTATGACATCTATGGTGAACTTGGTAAAGAAGGTGATGGTGTTAATTCTCCACCAGCCGCTTGGCTAGCTACAGCTAATCAATGGGGTGAAATCAATTCAAACTATGGTCATCTTATATTTGATACAAAATATCACAATCAATATGATTCTGTTTTTCAAGAGCTACAAGCAAACCCAGACTCTCGTAGAGCATGTATGATTTACAATCGTCCAAGTATACAAGTTGAGTATGATGAAAATGGTAAGAATGATTTTATATGTACTAATGCTGTGACATATTATATTCGTGATAACCAACTACATTGTGTTGTTCAAATGCGTTCCAATGATGTTATCTTTGGCTATCGTAATGATTATGCTTGGCAAAAAGAAATACAAACTAGATTGCATGAAGACCTAAGTAATGCCGGTATTGAAGACCTTAAGATTGGTCAGATGATATGGCAAGTTCAAAACTTACATGTCTATGAAAGACACTTTGATTTAGTCAAATAAATATACTATGGCAGATAAAATGCTTTACATGAAGATGAGTAATGGCGATTACATTTATGGTTCTAATCTGGACATCGGTAAATACTCAGTAAAATTTGATCCACCACTTGAATGTGTAGAAGAATATGACTTTAAATTCATTGGAAAGAAATGACTAAAGTAGCTTTTATAGGTGCAGGAAAATTAGGTGGTCCAGTCTCAGAAATTATGTCGGAACACTATGAAGTAAAAGTGCACGACCCCAAACTCAACACTGATATGAAAGAGGTTTGCGAAGATGCAGACATAATCTTTGTTGCTGTTCCGACACCTCATCAACCTGCATACGGCGGTGATAAACCTACATACAATTTACCAGCTACAGACTTTAATTATGAAATACTAAAAGATGTATTAATTGATTTGAATGACTATGCAAGAGAAGATGCTTTAGTTGCAGTTATATCTACAGTATTACCAACCACATTTAGAAAACAACTTATTGACATACCAAAAAAATATAGATTAGTTTACAATCCATACCTAATAGCAATGGGTACAGTAAAAGAAGACTTTTTAAATCCAGAGATGATGATTGCTGGTGGAGACCCAGGTGATAGGGCTGAACTTATAGCATTCTATCAAGAAATTATTACAACACCAGTAAGATGGGAAACAGGTACCTTTGAAGAAGCTGAATGTATCAAAGTTTTTTACAATACATTTATATCTATGAAAATATCTTTTGTGAATATGATACAAGATATTGCTATGGAAATAGGTAATATGGATGCTAATATAGTATGTAATGCATTAGCTAAATCAAATATAAGAATTACATCAGAAAAATATATGAGACCAGGACTTGGAGATGGTGGTCCATGCCACCCAAGAGATAATATTGCATTACGAAAACTAGCTGAAGATGTTAAATTAAAGTATGATTTGTTTGCATCAATAATGGAAGCAAGAGATTTTCAAGCTAAACGTATGTCAGAATATTTAGAAACATTTCAAATGCCAATTGTCATATTAGACTTTGGATTTAAAATGGAATCAGATTTAACAGATGGTTCACCATCTTTGTTAGTAAGTTCTTTTATAGAAGAAGAAGAGCCGGATATGTTTAACAATCCGGATGTAAAGTATGATACGTATCTTAGCTCACCGGCTGTTTATTTAGCAAGCCGAGGACCTAATCAAAACATGATAGATAATGTAGCTCATGGTTCAATAATAGTAGACCCGTGGGGAGATGACACAAGCGAGTTAGAGGTACCTGAATCAATTAAGATTATCAGATACGGTACCCAAGAATGTTTCCATTAAAAATATCTAACAATTATCAACAACCATCAAGTTCGATATGGCAGCCTCTACTAGAGACTCTAAGAGAGAAGAAAGCTGTATATTGTTTTGAATATATGGGTGGTATGCATAAAGATAATTTAAAAGTTGCTAAAGACTTTTGGGAAGAACACTATGATAAAGACGGATATAAGATATTCAATATTGGTTTGGAACCTTGGTTTCAACAGTGGTTTCCATTAAAAGATGAATATCCATTTGATAAATGTACTTGGTGGCATTCACATGCTGGTCCACTCACTATGAACAATTGGATATATGCTCCATATTGGAAAAAGTCTGTAGATTGTACATTAGAACATGACCCATATAAACCAGTGCATCATAGAGTTGGAGCTGCATTGGTATCAAATCAAAAACAAAGAATGTTTACTTGGAATCGTAGACCACATCCTTGGAGAGTTGCTATGATACAAGGACTCTTAGAGAGAAACTTAGAGATGGAAATACGTATGCCACATCATAATGAAGAACCTGAAAGGCCTGGTGCTTTTAAACCACTGAAAGAACTCATACCACAGTGGGGTAAGTACAAACAAAGGATTACAAATGAAGGTGTTGATATTGAACCTGGTGAGAATGGAGCATTAAAAAACTCTTGGGAAGGAAGATGTGAACATACCTTTGAGGTGATATCAGAAACTACAGTTGAACGTGGTGGATTAGTCACCTTTGCTAGTGAAAAGACATTTAGAGCTTTAAGGTCTGGTAATCTATTCTTAGTGTGGGGACAACAAGGCCATGCTGCAAATTTAAGAACAAGAGGATGGAAATTATTTGAAAAATATATCAATTATGAGTATGATTTAATAGAGAATAATAAACTTCGTTTACAAAAGTTTTTAGATGAAGTTGAACGTATCTATAATATGTCAGATGATGACTATGAAGATATGTGGAGTAATACGTATAAAGATAGAAAACATAACCAAGAGTATTCCTTGCATTGGAATGCTTCAATAGATAGGTGGATGAATGAAGAAGCTCGGTAAAATGAAAGGAACTGGTAAGAAGACATTACCACTTGGACAGTATGCCTGGGTCATAGGTAATGGTGTGACACGTCAGGGTAAAGATATGAAGAAGCTTAAAGACTATGGTATCTTATATGCTTGCAATTGGTTCTATAAAAAAGAATTTGCACCACATGTCTTAGTGGCATCTGATGAACCTATGACAAGAACAATATTAAAGACAACACCAGGCTGGCCAAGAAACAATTGGTTCTATACTTGGTTTCCTAAACCTGGGTCTGGTGCAAAGAAGATACCCACACCAGAGAAGTTTGCAGCTGGTCCATCAGCCTGTTATATTGCGGCTAAAGTCCATCAACATAAGAAGATATTTCTGATTGGTAATGATTTCTTTGGAAAGGGTAGTACCTTTGATGTCAATAATCCAGATGATAATGGTATTATGAATAATCTATATGAGGGTGAGAAGCATTATGCTAAAGTAAAAGATGGTATGTTAAATGGAGCACCAACATTTAGAAACTGGCAAAGACGATATCAATGGATTATTAAACAATTTCCTGATACTGAGTTCTATCATGTGGAACCTTTTGAAGGTAAGAGTCCACCAAGAATGATTGGCTTTGATAACTTTCATCAAATTACTTGGGATAATCTTATGGACCATATTGATAATGATGCCGAACTTATTGACATAAAGGTGATTACCGATGAGGATAAGGCCATTGCTTATAGTGATAACCCTGATGATATTAAAGCTGCAGTGGAAAGACAAATGGCTGGACAAGAAAATGTTATCTATCCTGACCTTATGCATGCCGAAGATGTATTGAAACTCAGAATACAAGCCAAACGTGAACAGCAAAAGCATGGAGATAAAGGTAAGGACATACTTTTAGAGTGTGATATTAGTACACAGGCTGGACAATTTAAGATACAAGTACCATGGATGGGAATGAAAACACCAGGAGGTGCCTATGTCTATCCCACCGATCAAGAGCAGCAGATGTTCTTTAATAAGGAACTTGAAGACCGTATGAGATTACGTATGGCCTATACTGGTAGTGAAAATGCCTTAAACGGTTTGCCCCGCGCAATAGTTCCCGAGGAGGCTTCGAAACCGAAGGACATATTCTTAACAGCTCCGCCTCCACCGAATATCCCAGGAGCACAGCCGATTATACCGTTTGAAGATAATGATACACAAAAATCGGTATTACCACCACCACCAATCATATAATGAATCGAGATATAATTGAAAGCCTTATTGATATTGGCAGCGGATTTATATTAGCGATAGTAATCCAATTGACAATCTTTCCATACTATAATATCAGTGTATCGATATTCGAAAACTTCCAAATTGCACTGATATTCCTCTTAGTATCATTAACACGTTCAGCATTATGGAGAAGATTCTTTAGAAAGAGGAAAGAGTTTACAAAACCGTAACACAGATGAAACAAATCTGTCACAAACAGTATAAATTAAGTATGGCTAATATAATAATCAATACAATGATACTCCTCAGTCTACCATTCGGTATCTATGGGTTCTATATACTACTCGGCGATAAGCTTGATAACTTAATGAAAGCATCACGAATACACAGAGTAGTAAACAACTTTATCAAATAAAAATTTCTTCCGGAAAAATTTTAAGGCTATCGTACCGTGAAAGGTCTAGTCACAGAGAACTGCTAGGCACTACGCAAATGAGATCAAAGTCTCTGCGTGATTGCAGATTATACCTAGCTCACTGAGTATCGTTGCTGACGGTCGTCTCTGTCCCTTACTCGCCTATCTCAGACACCAATCTCTCATTGATGTCCATGATTTCATCCCTGATATTATTAAGGGACTTACGCTTTGCGCCTGGTTTACTATTGATATCTTTAGCGATTTCGTCAAATGTATACCCTTCTGTACGCATACGGACTAGGCTCTGCTCATATTCGTTTAATTTACTAAACTCTTGAAGAGCATGAAAGGCGTCCATACTGTGTTCGTAGCCATTATCTGGAGCCCACTCTTCTGGTACTGTGGTATTATCCCATTTCCAGAAAGGGTCAACTGTATTCTGTATCTTCTTACGTATATAGAACCAAGCATATGTCGTAAAGGATGCGCCCTTGCTATGATCGAACTTTTCCCATGCTTCACAGATACCCATATAGCCGTCCTGCATAAGGTCTTCGTATATGTGATAATGATTACGTGTATATTTACGTGCGAACTTACGCACAACCGGTGTCATAACCTTAACGGCCTCGTCTAGAGTGTTAGGCTGCTTATATCCTGATTTTGCCATTATATATTGTCTCCAAAAATGTCTTTAGTGTGTAGGTAAAGGGCAACACAAGCACAATAGATTGTGAAACCCATAAGGGGAAATAGAACCCAGTATAAGATTGCTTCTAACATTATATGATACCTATTTCAGATGCAGTCTCAGCTTCTTGGTTAAAGATACCGGCAGCATCTTCGCCATACATATCTAGGAAGGCATCCTTAGCATCCATTAATGTAAAGTACTTTTTATCCGCATAATCAGATATAAAGTCTTGTGCTCTTTCGCTTAGTTCTAAATAAAGGTTTCCCATTTTACTCATATTATTTCTCCTGTTTTAATTAATTATAGGTACATTCTATCACAGTTCTACCCCATTGTAAAGGTTTTTTTTCAAATTATTTCCATGTTTACTATAGTTTAAACCATTGATAACACAACTATATGCAAAAAAGTTTACTGCATATAACAGAAAGATAGGCACGAAAGTGCTCAGAACTCGAGCTCGCACACTTAAGTTGCAATTCTCTGAGATGTTCTGATCGTATAGAGGTCGCAGCTGCATTGTTTTTTTCATTGATTTAATCGCAAGGATTTTACGAGAAAAGCGCTAGGACATCAGCGATTATCATACAGACCGCAATGAATCCCATTATGAGTACAGTTCCAACTACTACGAGTAGACCTTTCATTACACTGATATTGTTATATGTGTATGTCTCCTCATTTGGTAGTTTATGCTTTATCCACTTTTCTGAATCGTTTACTGAATACTTGTTTGGTACTCCGAATATCGTACCATATCCTTTACTCATGTTATATACCGCTTTCGCTAAATCACTATCACTCATCGGTGCCGCCTCCTCGAAAACACGGCTCGCGCCATGTGTTTTTTCACTCATGCTGGTGGTCCATTCATGAAAATCAGGATTGTACCGAGATAAAGTATCAATAATAACTCAAGTGGGGTCATACATCTGATAGGTTAATGTCAGTTCTTCTCCTGCGTTTATCTTACATTTTGTCCATAGATACTTACATTCATAAATATCGATGACTTCATCAGTCTGTTCTAATGTTCCTATTTTTAAGATACAGTTAGAATTTTCAGGCTCATGATTGACAAAACCTCCTAATGGCGTTCGTATTAATTTACTATCCAACAATACATGTGTCACGCCTAAACATATATTTGCTTCGATATCTGCCACAGCCATAAGACCCAAGCCATGTATTACTGACTTGCCAATTGTTAATCTGTCATCTAAGGGCTTATATGTCAAGATATCACCTTGCTTTGTGAAAGTTCTTTAAGCATATGTACAAGTTGTACATCTTCAAACTCTTCTTTCAGTTCCATCTTATCAATATACCAACCAGCCATAGCTCTACCATCTCTTGTACGGATCATCTTAGGTCTACGTGCATCATCGGTCTTTGGACATTCCCACACTTTAAGAGTGTCACTGTTGTCATATTCTAAGAACATCAACCGATCGACATCCATGCATTTACTGACCTGATTAGTGTGTTTCATATTGACTGTAAAGAAACCTGCCGGATGACGATTCTGAGTCTTAATTTCGACATTAAGTCCATCAGCATCTTTCGCATCTTTTTCCATATCATATTTGTCATCCGACAGGACGAGGTCATAACGAGCAGCCAGGCATTCTTCGCCTAACTGACCCATTAATTCTTTATTGGTTTTTTGCTTCTGCATAAGAATCTTCAAACTTTTTGACAGCTTGTGTATTATCATGTATCTTATCGTCACATAACTCTAAGACTTTCGCATAGTCTTTTTCTTCTGCAGCATTTCTTATCTTGTATAGTAATGCTATTTCTTCTAGTACATCAATCATATATTTACCTCGCTTTATTATTATACTATTGTGTTGTTAAAAATTTCCTCTTTCGGGTTGAAAGGTCTTAATGGCATTTTCTCTCCACATGTCTACTACTGAGTCACGGTCATCAAATGCCATTTCTGGGAAGTCACCATCAAAATGTAGAATCATATCCTGTAAATGATCACGTTTTAGCTCCACATCTGGTCTAAAATCAGTGTCACTCCTAAAGTATGACCTGTATGGTACTAACCCAGAATCTTTAAGTTGCTGTAAAGTCTTATCTCTAAGCTTTTTCTTTCTACCACTAGAAACTACAATCTTATATCCAGCATATTCTAGTAAAGCAGCCAGAGTAAAGACTTCTTTTACAGGTTTGTCCATAGATACCTTTTCAGGGTCATTGAATGAATCCCAGTCTTTTGGTCTCTGTTCTACAAATCTACGTCTTTCATTGATGTTCATAAGTGTACCATCAACATCAAAAACTACATATTTACTCATATTACTATCCAACCTTCTGCTAATGCGATTAAAATTCCAATGAACGGTGTAAAACCAATCAAAAACCAAATCAATCTTTCTTTATTACTCATGCAACCTTCTCTTTCCTGTACTCGTTTTTATAAATTACTTTACCTGTATTCAGGTTATCATGGTAAACATATCCACCACGGTCACCATCAAATCTTCTAATCTTAATCCAATGACCATCTTCATTCTTAAAGAGTCTTGGCTCATAGTAAATGCTAGATTCAGAGAATTCTTTTTGTGATTTCTCATAAGATGGTACCCAATTATCAGTTTCTACTGACCATTCTAGCACATATTCTCTAGACATTGCATTATCATATTCAATCAATGGTATAACTTCTGCTACCACTGATTGAATATTATTAACATCGACATCATCAATAATAAAGTCATGACCACCTTTGTATTTCCAATGACCTTCTTTAGTCAATTGGTCTACATCGTAGTTTTCCATATATTGTGTTTGTATTACTAATTTTGCCATGTTTATCTCCTTGCTATTATTATTATACTCTAAGAGCGTCCTTTTTTTCGGTACACTGCAAAAGTATCTGCATATTCTTTATGACAGTGCTCTTGTGGCCTAATATATCCAATATCAAGCTTTGAAGTACCTCTGTATTTGATTAAGTAGCCTTTGCCAAATAACAGTTTAAATGTATCAAGATACTTGATTGGTATACTCTTAAAGATGGATTGCTCCTTGTATGGACTTTTATATCTTTTTATGAATATATCACGGGCATTTAAAGCAGCACCGTGAAATAATGCCAATTGATTTTCAAAGCCAATATCTGTAATTCCTGCTTTTATCATGTTATACTACCTCCATGATTGTTAATGGACAATTCCATCTTTGACCATCAATATCAACAATGGCTTTCGATCTTTTGATTTCAAGAATAGTACCAAATTGATCAGCAAATCTTGAGTCGGAAGTGAATTTGACTTTATCACCTACAACCATAGTTGCTCTAGCATTTCTGTTTTTAGCAACTTTAAGATGTCTTTGTGTTTGTTTAACACAATCAATCACATCATTTAGTTCAGCTATCGTTTCGATATCTACCAAAAGTTTAGCTATTTTACTTACTGTTTTACTCATATTTTCTCCTTATGATTTGTTAGTTAATAATTGTTTTCTTGCAGCAAAGTCATTTGCATCAAAGACTGAAAAGTATACTGGTACTTTTTTCTTTGTACCATCTTCTTGTTCTTTCTCTCTGAATCTAACTAGTCTAGCTACTGCTTTAAGACCTTTTACATTAGAACCTGAAATACCAAAGTATTTGATACCTTGTTTGAAAGTACAAACTTCTTCAACATCACCACATGCATCTGCATTTGATCCGCTGTATTCATATCCAGTTGTTATATTAATTGTCATAGTTTTTTTACCTCGTTTTTATTAATTTATAGGTACATTCTATCACGATTACGGCCAATTGTAAAGGTTTATTTTGAAAAAAATTCAAGGTTTACTATAGTTTAAGCCATTGATATTACAACTTATGCAAAAAAGTTATATCTTTATAACCAAAAGTGGCCCTTTCGGGCCACCATTTTGATCAATTTTAGTCTATTAATGACACATGTTTGACTCGGTTCTTGACTAGAACCGTGTAGTCGGGATTGGTGGACCAAGCTTCTAAGTGGTCTACCATATCATATAAGTCAGCTCTAAATGCATAGTACATACTTCTTGCATCTCTAAACTTCTCATAAAAATGTAAGTTGTTTAGTATTCTCATCATGTCTTGTACACTATGACATTTGGTTTCATACTTTTTAACAGCCCATTTAGTACTAGAGTAGTTAAGTGGTTTTACATGTGGGCTTTTAAGGTCCCATGTGCGAATGCCAAATAAGTTATTTGCTTCATGAGCAAATCTACTAGTACCATAACCTGTTTCTAGTACTGCCATTGCGGCTACTATTTCTACAGGTATTTGGTCTTGTTCATCTAATAATGTATTATGATATGTTGCACACTCTTTAACTGCTAATACAAAGCTATCATTATCATCATAGACAATTTTAGGTTGTCCTGTGCTATTAGCATTGTGGGGTATTAACATAAAAAATAGGAACATCATAAACAATGCTCCCCATATTATTAGTTTTTCTTTTATCATTTGAAGTAATCCTCCTCTTTCTTCTTTATGTAAGCTTTAAGTTCATGCATATAAGATATTAAGGTCTCGTAAGACTTCTTATGAAATTGATCACGGGTCCTGTGAAACTTGACCTCATGTAATTCAATTACCTTATTTATAGCAATTATTGAGCTCTCATAGTCTTGTCGGATATACTTCCAAGCTGGAACATCATAGTCATCTGTTGATTTTACTGTTTCAACTAACTTACCACGGGTTCCATCTTTCTTTTGTTCATACACAGTTTCTCCACCATCAGGTGATATGTAGATTTTTTCATCAGGCACTAGACTTCTCCTTTATTATTGCTAACTTGTCAGATAATTCTTGTATTATTTGTCGGTAATCTGCTATTTGTACTCGATAGCTACCACAATCACGTTCTAATTCAGTGATTCGGTGTTTAAGTGATTCTACTTCTGGATGTGCTTCCATATTAAACCTCGCTTTCTGTAATTATTATACTATCTCGAAATGATTTTAATTCAGGAAATGTAGCATTGAAATCAGTGTCTCTACGCTTATCATATTCAGCAATATATTTTACAAAGTCTTGTTCGTTTTGTTGTCTGAACGCATCTGACCATCTCGTATCACCCTTGAGTGTAGTGATTAACCTATCAATCTTTGTTATCTCATGGTCATTAAATCTACCAATCCTTGCATAGTACTTAGCATCTTCTAACCATTTTACAGCTGTTGGCATCATTTCTCTTTGAAACAAAAATATCGATAAAAAAGATGGATTACGTAGATATGGAAAATCTATAGTTAGTCTACTATACTTTGGTATATTCTTAAGACCCATTTTCGGTGTATCTCTCATAGATGCCATAGATTTTACCCTTGCAACATCTTTTATAAACTCTGTGTATGATGGCAGACTTAGTGCATTTACTGTAGACATAATTGTGACATGAGACGGTGCATAATCTGTATCAGGCATATTCATAACATACCATTCCAGGTTCCTAATCCACTTGTCATAGTCCATGCCAAATCTAATCCATTCTGATGCTGAGCCAAAAGCTTCAGCTGATGTATACATGTGTAGTTTCTTAATTTTCTTTTCAATAACTAGTCTCTTCAACATACCCATGACTCTTTCCCATAACTTATCTACTATACAAAAGTTAGAGTTAATGTGTAGTTCCATATTCGGTGCTGGATTATCAGTCAAGAATTCTAGTACTTTGATAGTGTCTTTTGACATAAATGGTTCACCACCAGTTATACGAAATACTTCTAACTTGTCATAGATATCTGGAAACCACTTCCAAAATGCTTCTACATATCTGTTAGGCTGATTGTTTGGTATTGGCATTTGATTTTGTGATTCAATATACTCTAGATTATTAAATTTACCAGATGTAGGATATGGACCATGTGACTTTATTTCTTGCATCCATTTAGAAGATATATGTGGTGCACAATACATACATTTAAAATTACATACATTACTAAATGATACTTCTAAATAAGATGGTGGTATATCAGCAGTAGAATCATTCTTTAATATTTCTGGTATGTATTTTGTAGCCCAAAAATCTCTTGACTTATAATATCTATCAGACAATGCATCATCTTTTTTCTTACGGGCATCTTCTACCCGCCAACAATATTCACATTCACGTGGTCTAAATCCGTGTTTCATTTGATCACGCATTTTCATTTTATATTGTGTGTTATGCAAAGCACTAGGTCTGTTTAATAGTTCTGTCCAAGGTACTTTGTGAGTCCCTGGGTGGTGACAACTTTGTGTATGACCGTTTTGTAAGTGCAGTGTAGTTTGTTTCCATTTAGCTACACAAAAGGTGGGTGATATTTTATCTAAAGCTGATGCAAAATCTGTATCAGAGACAGCATTTCTACCATGCCTAACATTTGATATACGTTCTAGGCTATCGCTATCTAAGTGCTTTAGATTTATTTTTCGATTTTCCATTATATACTCGATGTGGCTTTACATCTCCTGATTCAAATAAACTAAGGTCAGTTTGAGCTTCACCTTCAGTCATATATGGTCCAGAAACTTCTTCCCATTCATTATTATTTATTTGTATTATTGTATAAGCACCGCCGAATGTAGGTACTACTTTATATTTCGCTGTATTGTGCTGCATAAGTACTTTCTTTCATAGCTTCATGCATATTTTGCTTTTGCTTTGCTTGCTGTTTTTCTTGCAAAAACATTTGTACACCTGCTTCATCTAATTTTTTGAACCATGAAGGCATTGGTGTACCCTTATTCCAATCGCATGGCATATAACTTTGTTTGGCCATATAGTAATTACGGTATGACTCAACAGGGTCAGGAGTAATACATTCTGGTAAATTAGACATAGCCATAGCAAAATTTGTAAACCCTCTATCTCTAGGTATATTGACTGGTGGTTTTTTTAGTCTCTCTAGGAGTAACGATTCAGTTAAATGTGTCTTTTTAAAACGTTTAGTAAATTCATTGCATAGTTCTGCAAATAATTCATAGTGCCAATTGTAATTATTTAGTGATTCTCTAGTCCATATAGTGCATGGGTGATTATGATGAACTGCTTTGTATAATAGTTCTTCATCAAGAGGGTCTGGATGTTCCCAGTACTTTATAATACGTTTGCCTGACTTAGATGGTTTCATAATAGTACTACCATCGCACATACGGTGGGCAGTAGAAATCATTTGTGCAGATTCTACAATCATCTTTGGGACATGTTTGTCGCAATGCATTTGTGCTGCAATTACTGGGTCTTCATGTAATACAAATACGTTCACGTATTATCACCTTCTGTATAAGTTGCTGTTTTCTGCATATCAAATACACCTTTTGTTTTTTTCGGTGCTTGGTCTTTTGTAATATCAAACAAAGTATATGTTTTTATTCTTTTGTCTTGTAATGTAAAAATACTCATTGCAACAATAGCCATAGCTAAAGGTGAAAGTATTACTATATAAGCTTGTATTTCGTGTATATCCATTTATAAATTATACCACGGATAATGAAAAGTTTTCTTTGGTTCACCTTCCGCATATATTTCCTCCATCACAAAGTGTTTTGGTATAGTTAACAACTGATGTGTTTCTTCCATCCTATAATTTACAAAACTTAAATCACAGAATTTACTGTTATCTACATGAAATGCTAAGTAAAATGCAGGTAAATCTGCATGTCCAGGTAATATGTTTATACCTAGTTTTTTAGCAATTAAGTAAGCTGGTATAATGTCAATAGCTTCTACAGGAAAAATAGCTTTAACATCTTTATCTTTACTTGAAGCAATTTGGTCAGCTATCTGACTTGACCAACTTACTACTTCTTCCCAGCTTACTGCTGTGCTGCTGCTGTTTGGTTTGAATGCCATATTTTTTCGTACTCCTTTAATACACTATTAGCTACAGGTAATTGTAGAAAGTATGCTTCTATTTCCCAGGGACAGTCTTTGTAATTTACTTTCCTAGTGTCAAATAGTTCACCTTTCCATATCTTTTTATCTACACTAATATCTCTAACTTCTTTTCTTAAATACTGTTTAATGTGTATACACTCATGTGTAATTGTCACTATTAATTCTTCTAAGTCTTGTAATATAGCCTGACTAATAATAATGTTAAATTCATCATCATCTTCTTCATGCATATATCCTACTGCTCTACCCATATCTTCTTCAAGGCCAACTTCTACATTAATATAAATTGGTTTTACTCTACGTGGCATAAGTATATCAAATGCATTTTTTATAGCATCATGAATAGCAACACCTTGTCTTGGATCGTTAATACCTACAATATCAAGTTCTATCATTTTCTTTTATACCTCAAAGTTAGTCCTGTTTTTTTACCTGTAAAATTATTAGTACAATGTATTTTTTTATTATCAAATATAATTATACTGTTTTCTTCAAATCTATATGTCTTACCTGATAAGTGTTGCCAACACCAAGTTGGAAACTGTGTAAGATGTTCTTTATAAAAAAATTCGTCTATCTTTCTACCTGTTTTATCTGTAATATTATAATCAAATGGACATCCACTTAATGCTGTATTTACACTGAACTTAGTGACTGGATGTATCATCATCCAAGTTTTGCTGTCCTCTTCCCATTTTTGGTCAAATATTACTAAACGACCTGTACCATTTGTTTCATCTTGTAATGGTATGACAATATTGACACTATCTTTCCATTCTTTCTGAAAATCTGTATGTGGATAAAAAGGTTTTGTGTGGCTATAATAATTACCTGATACATAGATAAAATCTGTACCAAGACACTGCCTTATAGTTTCTTGTACTAAATCTAAAGTCTCAGGTGTGACTGGTGCTTTAGCCATCTCAAATGTGTCATATTCATCAAAGCTATGGTAGATATCTAATAGTTTATTTCTAGTGTCGTCACTAAATATTTCACTAAGTTGTGCGGTGCGCATATTATTACTTTCGTAATAGCTTTCTAAGTATTCTTAGACCTGTTTCTTGTACCCATGAATTGTCTGGATTTTTATTCATCCATCTTTCAATTTTAGATTCAGCTTCTTCAGTTAAATACTTTTTCTTATACCAAGATGCAAACTCTGGTTCTTCTTTGAATAACTCATATACCTCTTTTGCAGGTACTTGGTCTGATCTGATACAGTCAGCATATACTTGAAATTCTTTTTCTTGCATTAGTTTCTCCTCATATTTGCTATATCTATAGCAGATTGTTTATCAATAACAGGTACGGCATTAGATTTATGCATTTGAGCAATACCTTTAACTAGTGTACCTGTATATCTTTGTGGCTCTTTCTTAAATGTATTACCACTCATACCATTCGAAACTGAAGGATACTGCTTTGATGATTTATGTGGAGATTCAGGTTGTTGATATAACTTTCTAGGTGCAGCCTGTACTTGTACTTTGTACTTGCCGTGGCAATAGTCAATATAGTCATCAAAAGAAAGTATAAAGTCATGTAAGCGATTTGACTTAGCCCATTTGTTATGCTTTTTCCATTGCACTTGATACTTTGCAATTTTAGCTTTAGTCATTTTGATTTTAGGTTTTTTAGTGTTGAGACCTGGTGTGCCTCTTAGTAAATGCATAGTCATAATAATATCTCCTGTAATATTATTATACTGTTTACGTTATAAATTATCGCCAAAGTCCATTGGTTGACTTGATTGTAAGAAGTTTTCTTGTGCCTGTATTGAAGCACCATTATTTTTCAATATCTTTCTCATTGCCTTTTGTTCTTCAGATAATGTGGCTGAATTTGGGATATATACTGTTGTTGGAACCCCACAGATGAGTGCTAGCAATGCTAATCCATTCAATGAGCCATGGTAATATTTACTATTTTTCAATTTTTTGACAACAGAAATCAAGTCTGTGTTTGTATCACTATCAAAATTCCATGCATCTGTGTTTTCAGTTTTCCATTTAGTCTTGAACTCTTCACTGAGTCCTACACCTTCACTATCATCACCAAACTTATGTGCATGTGTGTAATGTGTTTCACCACTACGATATCTTGGTTGTAAGTCAGTTCTTAGTTTTGGAAATGTAAGTGCAGTTGAACCACTACTCTTAAAGAATAAAGATTGGAATATATCCATACTTACAGTTATTATCTTATTATCTACACCTCCAGTGGATAATACTTTATCAAGAACAAATTGTACTTCTCTTTTATGCAACTCTGAATCTGTAGATGCATTATACATATCCACACTATTACCTGTATCACTATCTATCCAAAATACATGTTCATTTGCTAATTCATTATAATTATCTTTGTAAGGTACAAATGGTAGCCATCTCATCATTGGATTATTTACCCAGTCACTATCAAAGATAGAGTCCATAGATTTTCTACGATATAATATCTGACCATTACCATCAGAATCAGGGTACAATACTTTAAATATAGGACTCCATGCTTCTGAATCAGCTCTTTGTGTAGCATTTGGAAAGTAATCTACTAATTGTGATTGTAAGCAAAGCGAATGAAATAAACCAAAGTTCACATTATCAGAATCAGTATACTGATAACCTTTTCTACGAGCTTGTTTAGCTTTATGTCTATGTCTTAATAAGACACGAAAATTAATGTTTGTAATAAACTTATTTTTATCATCAGCCATTAGATGTCAGCCTCTTTAAATTTAGCACCAGAACGTTTTGCTAAATGTTTCATCATCTTCTCTTCCGCTGTTAATTTATGTCTTTTGTTAATCCATATTGTTGTAGGTATATCCATAGACAGTGCTAAAAATGATAACCCACCAAGTGTCCCATGAAACTCTTTTACTTTAGACATTTGTCTAATTACTTTATCTAATTTACCTTTAAACTTAAAAAAATCAAATCTACTTGTAGGATAATCAGCTTCAAATTTTTCTCTAAATTTAGCTGACATAGTTTTATTAGGATTACTAGATGCAAAATGATAACCTGCTTCTATAATAGGATTTCTGTATTTGTACATTGGTTTAGGTAATGCCCAGTATGGTTCAAAGCATCTGTCTATATTGCATGGAATATAATGGTCATTATTATCAGTCCCAAATGTTGGTGCGAATGACATATATGTTTTAGTATCACCTGGCATTGCACAACTAAATCTTGTTTTTTTATCTAATTCACTTTCGTAATCACATTCGTTAGACGGTAGATATGAATCATACACAGTAGAAAGATGCGGTTCAGCATTCATATTTTGTACACCATCAAAGTTTTCTGTTAAATCATCTACTCTAAGACATTCAGTACCATCTTTTAATTTTGGATAGTATACGGTTGCTTGTTTAGAGTCATAATTGTATGCCCACAGACCAGCAATACATAAAGTATGTGCTAAACCAAAAGAAAATTTAGGTCTGTTCTTTGCATCTTCACTACCAAGTACATTTATGTGTTGATAACACTGCACTTCATATATGTTTCTAAGTACTGACTTATACTTATCTTCTTTATATAAATGTTTTTTACCTTGAGCAAATGCTTTATTTTTTAATTCTTTGCCGTCCATATCATATTTATTCCCATTATAAGTCTGTGTATGTCTTTGACTCGCAGAAGTACTCCCAACTTAATAGGTGATTTCCTTTATCATCTTCTAAGTGTTTTTCAAATAATCCTAATGTAAGCATTACTTTATTAGATTGCAGAAACTCTCTACATTCGTATAACGTTTCAAACTCACCACCTGGCCAGTCTGTTTGCATTTGAATAGGATTATTGGCATACCATAACAAAGCAGTTATTATTACTACAGTTTTCATTTTTGCCATCCTTTCATGACGTCATCAGAAAAATTATTGTATGAGAATTCTAATCTATCTACAAACTTAACAGCTTCACCTTTCTTAGAATTAATAGCAACAAAACCCTCTGGGTTAGTCACTTTAAATCCTTTGCTTGTTTTAATGAACTGTTTTTGTTTATCTAATGACACTAGTTTTTTTATTATCAAAACTTTAGCTTGTGTAATGTAATCTACAAATTGAAATGCTTTTTTTAATATATCAGCATTTTTACCTAACTCACTACGTAGTTGGCTTTTTGCAGCTATTTTAGTTTCTTTAGCTGCATCTGTTTTTAGTTTACTTACCACTTTGTCTTGATAATATGTATCTACATACTCAATATAATCTTTTACTGGATTTTTTTGAGCCATTGGCAATTTGCCTTTTCTAATATTTGAATTGATATAAGTTTTTATACCTGCACCTACAGCAGTAGATGGTATCATATCCATAATTGCTTTTAATTTATCAAATCCACCAATTAAATTTTGTGCTTGTGCTAATAGACTTTCTACATCAGTTTTTTCTGTATCTGTAAATGCTACATTAGCACCTTTAAAGTATGCATCATCCATAAACACTGAACGTGTAGCTTTTAGTTTTTTTACATTTACACCAAATCTAGCTTTATACTTTTGCAAATCGTCTCTTCCAGAGTATGTGGTATGCCACACTACACCAATATCTGCATTTCTAATATTTTTACCTGCTTCGCTTTCTACATCCCAAGCATATACTATTGTATTTGGATGTACTGTAATAAATCTTTTACCATCAATTGTTTCATACTTTTGTTCACCTTTTGTAAATAGTAAATCACCCTGTATGACTACACCTGTTGGTATGTTTAATTTTTGGAATTCTTTATGTGCTATTGCTAACTTAGCACCAGTTGCAAACTTACTTTTATCTTGTGGACCTTTATATGTAAGTGGTGTTTTATTGAATACACCTTTTGTTGATACAAAAAACTGACCATCAGCAGGGTCTACACCTGCAAATATAGCTGGTGCACCGTCCCATTTTAAGGTAAGTTGAGTTTCGCCTGTACCAAGACCACCAACAATATTTCTACAGGATTCAATAGCAGCTCTTGCACCTATATCTCCTCTTTCAAAGAGGTCTTCATCAACATGCGTTAAATGTAAATTTTTGCCACTATCAGCTGCTTCACTTAAAAAATTCTTAACCGAATTCATGTCCTGCTACTCTTTTCATTTGTTTTTTGAACTCTGCAAAATCAGGTTTTTCTTTATAAAGCTTTATACTGATTTCATCACGGTCCTTACCTTTAATACGCCAATTGTAGCCATCTTTTTTATGTTCAGGGTCTGTAGTTTTTACAACACGTCTTTTAAAACCATCTTCCCACTCTTCAGTACCTTCCTTGAATGTACCAAAACTAATTAATTCTCTATTTGATATGATTTCAAAATATGTTTTAGATTCCGCACCATTAAGTTTATTATAGTTTTTTAACTCTACTTCAGACATAGTTGGTCTATATGTAAATACTTTGTCTTTAGGATTAAGCATAATTTGTCCAGTAGTTCTCATCACACCTTTACCTTTGTTTATTCGTATAGGATTCATTTGTGGATTACTTTTCGGAGCTACACCTAGTGCATTTAATAATGCCTGAGGGTCTTTTGCTTTTTTAACTTCAGCTGTAGCTATTTTTAATCTGCTTTCAGATGACAGTCTATCAGGCTTTTGGTCTGGGTCTGACATTTTATATCCAGTCCATGGTAATTCAAGACCATGATTTGTTCTCACACATATATCTTTAGGATTAATTTTTTTAACAACACTATGATATTTTTGGTCTGGTTTTTCATAGTTAGTAAATGCACCTTCTAAAAGATAACATATATTACCGTCAGTTATAAGTGTATTACCAGGAATTTGTGATTTTAGTAGACTTTTGACAGCTGCATCTACTGTTTTTTGATATAATGCTCTTCTAATTCTTTGTCCATCAGGTGATGTCCAGTTCTGAGAATCTGATGCTCTACCTCCACCTTCTTTCTCATCTTTCTTTACCATTACAGATGCTGATACTATAGCAATACCATATTCATTTAGGCCTTCACTATAACCAGTAGTAGTATCTCTTAGGAATAATCTTTCTATACCTGCTCTTTGTGATTGAACAAGCTTTACTTCAGTAGGATAATTTCTATCTCTGTTTTTTACTAATATCCAACCAGTATCTTTAAAATGCTTTGCAGCTACAACACACATTTACTCACCGTTTAAACGTGAGTTAACCTTGTCCCAATCTATAATTTCAAATACTGACTCTATAAATGCTGCTCTATCATGACCGAAAGTGTATGCATAAGCATGTTCCCAACAATCAATAATCATCGCAACATTATCTACTATTCTATAATTTGGAATAATATTTACATACCCTTGCATGTTCATAAATACCCAACCAGAACCTTGTAGCCTAGAAGCTTGTTCTTGAACTTGCTTCTTAAAGTTAGCATTATTGCCGTAACGCTGACTAATAATATGCTCGGCTTTACCAATTGGAACGTTGTTATCTCTTCGTTCCCTTAAGTTATCGAAGTACAATCCGTGAAGATGTGCTCCGGCTTTGTTAAATGCAAAGTCGCCTACACCATTGTTAAAATCGTCTACTAAACCACGATATATCTTATTATAATGTACATCGAAACCAACTTCATTAATTGCTGGTTTTAATTGGCCTATATCGTGACCAAATTTCACGCATTCTAGTGGTTGCATAATCTACCCTTATATCGCTTTAGCTTTGTCGGCTAATTCCTTTGCTAAACTATTTAATCCTTTTGCTTCTTCTTTTAAAGCTTTGACTTGTGCCAAAAGGTCCTCTTTTTGTTCTTCAGCTGTAGGTTCAGGGATGTCTTCAGCAACTAACCCCATATCAGGATATGCTGCATTTACTACATCTTCTGTAATATCTGATATTTCACTTAGGTTTCCATCCTTGGCATGACATATCATTTCAGCTTCTTGTAAATCCAAAGCTTGAAGCATTTCAATAAACAAGTTTTCTCTTTTTAATTCAGGTAATTGTTTACCCTGTGCAGAGTTTACAAAACTAGGAAATAGTTTTAGATAGGACCACAAGTTTTGTGGTGAGTCACCGTCTTTATCTTCTTTATCAAATGGTGGTTCACCTTCGGGTAGCATTGATTGAATAGACTTGTCAAAGTTCCATCTAAGTACATATTGTAATGGTGTGTGATTACTATACTTAGTTCTAATTAAGTCTACTTTTCTTTGTTTGGTGGTACAAGCATTTAGTTCTTCTAGAATTTCAAACACTTGCATGTCTTGTGGTTTTGTCATAATATAGTCCTTATAAATTTTTTCTTATTGTATCATATACTTTTTTAGCATTTCTTTGTAGCGGTCCTGGGAGACCTTTTTTAAATAAATCAAAGTCATCATCTGTTGCTGCCTGCCTCATTTTACTGGCTGACATTCCAGCTAAACCTTCTTCATCTGGGTCTCTTTGTCCCGCGCTTGTAATAGTTATACTATCAAAGTCATATTCTTTTCCATTATATTTATTTAAAAGTGACTCAAATTCTGATACTCTATCTGAACCTACTACCATATTAACACTATCAAAGCGTTTTTCTAGGTCTTTCATTAAATCAAATATATTGCGACCTTTGTGGTCTTGTACAATATTGCCAAATGCATTTTTAGCATATTTTAATTTGTCTCTGTATAATAGTGGATTTTTCTTTTTGTCTGATGTTTTAGACAAAAATACGTAAGGTGTACCTTTTACGATTTTACTCACCTTACGTATTTTGTTTACCAGTTTTTCATGACCTACAGTGGGTGGATTCATTCTACCGAATGTAAAGACCGCTGTCTTCGCCATATTAAACTACCTATATCTTGAATTTAGCTGTTGGTGCATCTACGACTGTTCCAGCAAATTCAATATCTTGACCTTTATGCTGTTGGTTTGAAGTAGTATATTTCCAAGCTGCTGTACCGTCAAAACCCTGCCAGTTTCCTGATACCGGACGAATCTGAATATCATTATTACCAGCTGTTTTACCAGTGACATAGCCTTCGTAATAAACTCCACCACCTTGAACTGCTACGACATAGTCTCCTACGCCACAATCAGAATCTCTAGTTGCGAATTTTAATGTGTATATACCATTTTCAACTTGAACATCAGTAGAAGTTCCTAGGTCTGTACCAAATACGCCCTCTCCATCAGAATCTGCAATAGATGTAGTTCCTTTTGATGAGTCGCCTTTCATGTACCAACCTGGCAGCGCTTCCAAGATTTCTAATGATTTGACTGTTCCTTTGTTTCCATCGGAATCCGAAGTTGCTACAGTATTTGGGCTTGCTTTTCTAGAAGTGACTGCATGTGTGACTCCAAAACCGCCGACTGTAGCTAACGTATTATCGTCAGAATCAGTAGTCCCCGTGGTAGTCGTATCAACAGAGCCCACGTACTGCAGAGCTGTCTCTGAGTCTGAACCTCTAAATACGAATGGTTTTCTATAACCTTTATATGCCATTTGGAGTCTCCTTAAAATTAAATGTTATTGTCGACAGTCTATTTATTAATGTCGAATCTCAAAATCGTCTAAAGATTCAAGGAGAAGCTTCATTTTGTGCTTCATAAGGTAGTTCATCCACAACTGAATGTTGCCTTTTGACTCTGTATTGAACTGTTCTTCTATTTGATTCTTGTATTCAGGTGGTGTCATTTGTAAATCAATTAAGTCTTTATTGCGTATCCAGTTTTTTTGGATTTTTGTAGGCCAATCATTTGGGTCTGTGTCCAATAGTCTTAATTGTTTTTGTGTGACTGGTGTTTGTCTTGCACCTTCTGTAATTAGAACTTCATCATCAGATAATATGTTTGGTACACCATCACCTGTATCACCTTTGATAATCTTTAACCTTAGTTCATCTACAGCATTATTACACTTTACCCATTTCTTTTGGATATTTGAAAATTGTGCAACATTATCATAACACTGTAGCTGTTTGAAATCATTATCTGGTGATACAATTAATATATGGTCATTGTTTTTATGTTCATTGTGTACAATCCAACCAATTGCATCATCGGCTTCACAGCCATCTACAAATATGCATCTATATGGACTAAGTTCAATAATATCTTCACGTACTTGATTAACCATTTTAAAGATACCATTCCAATCATGTATGCTATTATCACGACCTTTGCGTCTACTAGCTTTATATGGTGGAAACTGCTGTCTACGCCAAGAATTACCAGCATCAAAACATATTACAGTCTCTCCGTACTTGCCTCTATAATCAACATTATACTTACGTATAATATTCAACATTGTGTGGCGAATTAAGTCTTTATCTTCATCATAATCATCAATACGTGGGAATATTGACGACATTGCAATACTACTAAAATCTAATAGAATCATATTATCTCCTTTGCTATTAGAATTATACTAGTTCCAATCGATATTTAATGATGGCTGTGGAGTTGATGCTTGTTTACCTGCTGTATTTTGAGCTTCTATGTGAGAAGGTTGGTCTTTAATATCAGTGACTTTCATATGTTCATAATCGACACCCAACAGCCAGTTACGTCTGTCTGCTGGGTCACCATATCGATTTTTAAGTTGACTAAACCTGATTAAGTTATCATCTCTTAATTGGTCATTTGTAGTCATAGCAAAGAAATAATCTGCAGTCATTGGTAAACCAAAAGACTCTGATACATCAGTCATACCGACATCAGCATCAGTCATACCTTGCCTATTTGTTTGAGTTGCTGTAAGAATAGGAATATTAAATTCCATAGCCATTGCTCTTAATTCTTCAGCAATTGCTTTGATTTTTTCATAACTATTTGCATTCTTAGATACGCTTAGTGAATTACAAATATTAAGGTAATCAATACAAATTAACTCAGGAACAAAATTCTTTTTCATATCAAGTTCTTTTAATAAACTTCTAAAGTGTGCTGCCGTTGGCATACCAGTTGGATATTCTTTTACAATTAACTTACCTTGTGTTTTAGTTCTAAGATTTTGAAACCTTTTTAAGAAACTATCTTTACCAATACTATCAAGTTCTTCTTGTGTCATATCAAGTAAATTTTGGTCAATACGTTGTGCAATTTTTTCTTCAGCCATTTCCATAGAAATATACAAAACATTTCTACCACGTTCTAGTAAACTAGATGATATTGAACACATAAATAAAGACTTACCAACACCTGTACCAGCCATAATTACACCAAGTGTTTTTTCTGGTATACCGCCACGTAAAATATAATCTATATGTTCTAAACCTGTTTCTAATTTGTTTTCTTTCTTATTATAGTAATCCCATCTTTCTTCAACTTCATCTGTATAATCATGACCAACTGATTTATCAAATGATGTTGCAATTGCGTCATGTAATAATTCAGGTAATGCTGTCATAGGTGTTTTCTTATCATCACCACCAATAACATTTACCGCTTGATAAACTGCATTTACAATGGCTCTTTCTTGACACCAAGATTCTGTTTTATTTACCAACCATTCTGTTTTATTAATAGGTTCTACTTTCTTTGTAAGAAACTCTTGTACTGAATTGTAAATAGGTTCAGTCAAATCAGTTCTTGATTCAACTTCAATTTGTAATGCTGTGGAATTAGGTAATGAATTGTTCTTGTTAAAGTATCTAACAATCTCTTCAAATATTACCTTTTCATGTTTTTCAGAAAAGTAATCATCTTTTACAAATGGTGCAACTTTACGACAGTACTCTTCATTTACCATCATATTGTATAGTATGCCTTTTCGTAACTCTGATGAATCAATACTCATATATCAGTAATAATACTTGGTGCTTCGTTCTTTTTAACATTTAATATATCTGCTATAATATCACTAGCCATATTTTGAAATTTATCTTCTCTTGCATATTTTTCAGCATCTTCTACAGTTAAGAACTCTACTTGGAAATTAAATTTATCTCCATCTAAACTCATATCAACTGGTCTCCAAGTGACATTTTCATATTTATGACCCTTGCCAGTGATTTTTATCCATTCACCACCTTCTGGGTCTACCCACGCTTTAAAATTTTTAGGATTTTGTTTTGACATTCCACGGCCTTTCATAGTTAATTGTTGTTAAAAATTCGTCTGTAAATACTCCATCAACCCGTATTGTATAGGTCCATTTAGGACTTGGGTCGACACCGTGGTAATTAAGGTCATGAAACACATAACAATTACTATCCACGTAATGCTGTTTATCGTTTTCTTGGTCATAAATAAATCCTTTTTTCTCCATATTAGGACTAATCATTATTGAATTATGGTCTTCTAACATTACAAAGGGATTATTATCTCTATGTACTGTCACATGTTGGCAACTATCTACTCCAAATATATTAATTCTACCTATTTGTTTAAATGGTAATTTTTCTAATATCCAATCTATTAAAAATGGGAAATACTTTTTTGCTTCTGCTCTGATGTATTTTCCTGCTGTAGAGCTTTGTTCATTCCAGGGGGACCACATGATTGGATATACGTCTCTCCAAGGATAGTAAGCTCCTTTTTTATACTTGATATATTTTTCAAGAATTTTCTGTTTCTTATAATCATTTTCAGGTAATGTTTTAACTCTATGTATTTCTTCATCATATAATTTTGCTCTTGCATATTTGACATCTAAATAATCACTGTCAAAGAATTTTGTAAATGCATCTCCTCTAGAATAATCATCACCTACACTAAATATAAGGTCATCACTTCTAGCCATACCCCAGCAAACTTCATCATTAATTTTAACTGCAGCATCTTTTGTTAATAAATCTAAATGATGAAATGGTTTACCATTGATTTTGATTAAAGGCTGTATTCTTTTTTTCTTTGGAGGATTTGCAATAAAATCATCTCTAGACTTAAATTGATAATCCATTACTCTTCTTCTACTTCTTCTACTTCCTCTACCACTGCTTTTGTACTAGTACCAATTGCATATCTATCTTTAATTGCATCAGCAAAACCAGCTTTAAACATAGGAATCCAAAATTCAGAATGTGATGTATCAGCTTTACGCTTTTTATCTGTAATTACTTCACCCGTTTTAGGATTAGTACCTTCAAACCAACCTACTGAAGGTTTGTTTACCCAGCCTAATTCTAATCCAATGTCAAGTAAACCAGACCATTTGTTAATACCACCTTCCCAGGTGACACTTAAAGGTAATCTAGTTTTTTCTCTTACAAATCTAGATTTTTCTACACCCATCATAAAGTGATAACCTGCTATTTCAGTACCTTCTTTTTCTTGCTGCCTACCCATAAATAATATTTGATTTGCAGAATAGTAAATACCAGTACCACCACCCATTACATCTTTAGGAAACATTCCAATCTCTTTATAAGTGTGATTGACTGCAACTAAAGGTATATCTCTTGTTGTAAGATAAGGTGTACAAATTCTAAATAATGATTTAAGTGCTTTAGCTCTTGACATATCTGCTACTGATTTACCATCAAGTGCATCTTCTAATTCTTTTTTAGATGCTAAATTACCGACTGAATCAATTACAATAATAACTTTATCACCTTTATCTATTTCTTCTAATTGTTTTGTAATATCAAATTTAAGTTGTTCTACATGTTCAATTGGTGTGTGTATACATCTTTGTGGGTCTACACCCATACTTTCTAAGTATTCAGGTGTGATACCAAACTCTGTATCATATAATAAACAAACAGCTTCTGGATATTTTTTCATATAAGCATGAGCCATAAGTAATGCCAGGTTTGATTTGAAATGTTTTGATGGACCTGCTAAGACAGTAAGTCCAGGTGTTAATCCTCCATCAATAGAACCAGATAATGCAATATTCAAAACCGGTACATCTGTTGGTACCATATCTTTTTTATTGAATAATGCTGAATCTGATA